TTTCAAGGAGGGTGATACTGTTGTGGGTTCCCTGTTCTTCATTCTGGGCCAATCCGAGCCTGCACTCTGTTTCTGCCGCTCAGCGGGGATATCATGGTGCCTCTGGCGGGGATCCATTCGTCGACCAAATCTGCGCCGGGTATGCAACTCCCGGCGTCGACTGGTTCTGGCGGATGGGTCCTCCGTCATTAGCTCGTCTTCTTCGTGCCCAGACCCTGGCGAACAAAGCCCTCACAGTCACCTTCCCGTGGGCCGCGGCGGGGATCACCGCGGCTTTGGCTTGGGTGGCCCAGAAAGGCCCCCAGGGCGTCGAAGAGGCCGACAGGCTGGCGAAGGCCGGACCTGTGACTCTCCCGGCGTTCGACCCGTGCTGCGTCGATATGGCGCGGTTCGGCATGATCCCCAAGTGGCTCGACTGGGAGAAGGACGCGGCGAAGCTCGGGGAAGAGGACGCGAAGGCCGCCGAGGCGGAGTTATCCGCCCCCGGCGGTTGCACGTCCCCCGAACCGGGGCCGATTCGTTTCGTGTCCGACGACGGGTGCGGGCCACAGACATTGCTCAGAAGACCCACTACCGGCGGAAACTCGGGAGTACCTTCCCTCCCGATCGTTCGTAATCGAACGACGCAGGCGCTACCCTTCTGAGCGTGTCAAAGTATCGGTGGCGGGCGATCGGCTGGCCCGATTGGCGTGGAAGGAACGTACTGATTTTTAACCTTACCAGGAGGCTTTGATGACGACTGCTTACCAGACCGCGGACGACAAGATCACCGATGTCGTGGACGAAACGATCGACTCGTTCCACAAGCGGCTCCGTTCGGTGAAACTCAAGCTCGGAGTCCTTGTGGCCCAGAACCTCGACGGGCCCGGCGTCCGCCACAACGGCTACCCGGCCCTGGCGTCGATCCGAGTGGTCCCACTCAAGGACCGAGTCACGAAGGGGTATGACGCGGAGCTACTGATCGACGAGCGTGAGTGGAACACGATGAAGAAGGAGCACCGGAAGGCGCTGTGTGATCACATGCTGACGCATCTGGTTATCGTGAAGGAGAAGAAGTCGGGCGAGGTGAAGTACGACGACCTTGGCCGGCCGAAGTTGAAAACTCAGAAAGGCGATTGGACCGGCGGTGAAGGGTTCGCCGAGGTGGTCGAGCGGCACGGCAATTTCGCGGTCGAGTTCCTGATGGCGGAGAAAGCTTTCACGCGGGCGAAATCGGCCGCGGCTCGAAAGCCGAGTCTGTTGGACGGGATTGATCCGCCGACGGACGCGGAGAAGAACCCGGACCGGGAACCGGACGTGGGGGTGACGAACGGGAAGGAAAAGGAGAAGGGCACGGCGAAGGCCACGAAGAAAGCAAGGAAGGCGAGGAAGTAATTCATGCGATACAGAACCGTCGCCGTCGATCGCGTTGTCGCTCAGACCGACTTGGCGTTCCTGCTGTCGGTTGACGGCGACGATCGATGGGTGCCGAAGAGTGTAATCGAGGATCCCGGTGAGGTAGACGTCGGGGACGAGGAGATCGAGATCGAGGTTGCGGAATGGTTCTGTGAAAACGAAGGGTTGTAATCAACGACACCCGCCGGGGTGCCGTGGGTGACCGGGAAACACGAAGGGGGACGGGGATGCATGGTTTTATTGTGATGGTTTCCGAAGAACCGGACGGCGGCAAGGGTCGTGTTTCTATCGCCATCGGGGACGTATTCGAGCAGGCAAAGGCTCGGAGTAAGACGGCGGCAAAGAACGAAAAAGAACTCGTACGCAGCGCTCGCAAGGCGATGAAGGCAATCTTTGCCAAGGCCATCGCCGACGCCCACAAGGAGACACCCAATGCCCCCGCCTGACCCACTGCCGCCCGAGCGGCTGGACGAACTGGAGCAGAGCCTGAATTGCCCCGGCTACATGAACGCCGGCCTCGATGTCGCGACCGTCCGCGCCCTCGTCGCCGGGTGCCGGGAGTTGGCCGACTTGAAACTGGACCCAAGCAAGCTGGACTTCCTGCTCGCCCGTTGGGACCAGACCGAACCGAAGTTGCAACGGGAGATTGTCGCGGCGTTCACCATCCGGGCTGGTAAGGCCGAAGCCGAGTCCGCCCGCCTCGCGGGGGAAGTGGAGCGGCTGACGCGAGAGGGGCAGTGGAACACCGAAGCGTATAAGGGAATGCGAAAGGCGTTCCACGATGCCGAGGCCGACCGCGACCGGCTGCGGGCCGCACTCGCGGAGTTGACCTTGGAGCGTGACGAATTGCTCGCCGACGTGAAGGCAACCGAACTGAACACGCTGATGTGGGCCGCAAACGTGGCGTACCACCACGGACAAAAGGACGACTTCCGCACACTGGCCGCTCGCATCCGTCGCGGCCCTTCCCCCTCTCCCGAGGTGCCCCATGCCGATTGAAGTCGAGGCCGCGATAGCCGATGCGATTGAGCGATGGAACAACTCCGGCGGCTTCGCGTGTAGCTTCCCGGACGACTGTTCTGAGGCGATCTACATCCTCGCCGCCGACCGCGTGCGGCTAGACCCCACCTTGCGTGAACTGGCGGAGTGGCGTCGGCGGCTCTTGCGCGGCGAGTGCAACCGCGACCAGTTCAAGGCGTGGGCAATGGTGCTCATCGACAGACTGGCCGCCGGTCCAACCAACGAGGGAGGATGACAGATGCTGCCTCAACACAAATACTACCCGAAAACCGACGTTCAAAAACTTGGCTATCTGGCCGAGGAGTGCGGAGAAGTTCTTGCCGCCGTTGGCAAAACTATCCGATGGGGTCTGGACAGTTACAATCCCGAATTGCCTGAAACGGAAAGAGAGACGAACCGTCAGTGGATTCTTCGGGAGCTTCAAGACCTGAAGACAGCTATCGCCATTGTAGAGCGGGCGTTTTAACCCCGCCCGCCGCCCCAGGAGACCTCCGATGTTCTGGAACGTACTCGCCCTCATGTACCAGGTTCGCCTCACGCTCGGCGACTTCCTGTACCCGCCAGACTCGGAACTGCAAGAGTTCCAGCGGCTGCGGTCGCGGCTGGACGGAGGCTGCCCATGAGTGACCTTGCCGACCGGCTCGAACGTGTTCGGGAGATATGTGGCGAGTTGACCGAACTGCCGCACTTCCGCGACCCGGACCAGTGCCCCGGCTTCGAGCCGCTGGTATCACAGATGCTTGCCCTCATCGCCACGCCAGCCCCGCCGACCGGGGTGCCTGAGGACGTGCTGGCCGCTGCGAAGCGGGTTAATCGCGTTCTTGGCGGTGAATGTAGAAGCAGCGTGTATGCGTGCGAGCCGTACCCGCGTGGTGTGCGCAGACACCTCAACGGAGTGGATTGGGAACCGGTACATTCGGAGCGCGAAGTAAGCCAATTAGTTGTCTCAAAAACATTCGTTGACTTTGAGCGAGACAGGGACATGATGGCCCGCTTCATCCTCCAACTCGCAGACCCGCCGGCACTGACCTGACCCCGACACGAGGAGACGAAGATGACGCTGTCGATGCGAGAACGCCGGCTGCGGTTGTGGGCGGACCTGTTCGGCAATGCCAAGCTCGGCGTGTGCCACTGGTGCAAGAGGAAACTGCATCACACGAAAGCAACGCTGGAACACATTACACCCCAATGCGACGGCGGAACGAACGACATGGACAATCTGGCGATAGCCTGCCGGACGTGCAACAAGCGACGTGGCGTAGAGCAGGCGCGAAAGAATGACCCGACGTACAAGGGGCGTTCGTGACCGCCCACGACCTCCCCACCACCGACGACGGCAGGATCGCGCCGGGCGTCCACATTCTGACCGAACCCCTGGTACTTGGCACGCCGGGCCAGTTGACCACGCCGCGGCTGCGGGGATCGGGCCGGGCACCGTTCGGGGCACCGACGGAGGGGGCGACGATCCTGCGGGCCAGATTCACAGGCGAGCCGGTTGTCTACGTCATGGATGTCCGCGATGCGATTATCGAAGACCTGTCGATTGTGGGAGATTACTACGACGACCTGCTTTGGAAGCCGCAAGGCCCGCACCTTGAGGAGTGGCCCGGGTGGAACGTTCGGTATAGCCCCACGGCTGGCATCGAAGTGTCGGATATGTCATCCGGCGTCCAGATCCGCAACGTCGATATCGCCGGCTGCGCGGTCGGCCTCGTGACCTGCCCCGACGGGTCCGACGGCCAGAGCGAGTTCATCACCTTGGACCACTGCCGCATCGCGTTTTGTACCTATGGAATCAGCATCTCGCACACGCAGAACCGGCAGCTGAAGGTCTACGCCTGTGACTTCCTGAGCCTGCATACGGCGTTCGTCAACACCGTCCACGGGAAGCAGCAGGGCTTCATGGACGCACAGATTTCCAGCCACTTCAACCAGATCGAAAGGATATGCGATGTCAACCAAGGGTACGCGGGGGTTGTTACGTTCCAAAATTGCTACGGGGAGGTCATTGGAACCCTCGGTAGGTTCTACGACGGGTCTGCTCGCTCAGCAGTGCAGACTGCTTTTAGAGACTGCGTTTGGCGATGTGTGGTACGTGGACTTTTATCAGATGGGGGATCTCTACTACTTGAGGGCGGGAGTATCGAAACCCCTGACATCTGTGTCATCGGTTCATCTTGCGAAATCCGCTCCACCCGCTTCCGCCCTCTCTGGTACGAAACGCAAGCCGGCCCGATCCCGCAAGCCCGCAAAATAGCCGCGAACCTCGCCTGCGGCCCGATCCCCCGGCTCTCCGACTGGGCCAAGCGGCCGTGGCTGCCGCAGACCACCGCATGGTTCCCCAGCGTCGGGCAGGACCTCCAGACCGGCTACGCGGGTCCGCAGCCGGCACGCCGCGTCTGGTCGCTGGAGAAGAGGTTGTGTGCCTTCGACGGAACGCGGATTACCATGCCGGTGGCTCTGACGACGATGCTGAAGCCGGGCGACCTGGTGCAGGACGACCAGACGCTGGCGACGTGGTACGTGGCGAGCGTGGCAGGCCGGACGGCGACGGTGGCGAAGTTGACCGAACCCGCGCCGGTATCGGCTGTCGGTTCGTTTGTGTTTGCTACCCTAGCGACAGGACCGAGGTGAAGTATGGACAATAAATCTGCCGAAGCCGCATGGGAGAAGATTCAGGAAGCCGGTCAGTCTGCGGAGTGGGGAAAATACCATGACGCGAAGAAGGCCGAGTTCCTGCGCCAGTGGCATGAACACGCGGCACGACTCGCCGAGAAGGGTTGCCCCTCTTGCGACCCGGCGAAGCTATTCCGACTACTCGGCGATCCCAACAAGGCTACTGTGTGTCATGCCAAGGAAAACAGCTGAACCGCGCCGTCGGCCGAACCTGCGACCTCGTGCCGCTGGTCTCTCCCGCGCCCGTGACGGGTACGTGGTCGTTTCTGTTCGCGACACTTACGCAAGGACCGAGGTGAAGGATGAACTGGCAACCGATAGAGACGGCTCCGAAGGACGGAACTGCTGTTTTGCTAACTCGTATAGGCGGTCACGTTTGGATGGCACACTGGAGTCAGGCGGGGCAACGCAAGCCGGCTCGATGGGACACTTATGGTCTTGGTGCGTTGCTCTTCGACCCTACCCATTGGATGCCGCTGCCCGACCCGCCCCCGCCGCCCCAGTGACGGCGGGTCCTTCTTAAGGTCAAGTACCAGCCACCGAGTCGTAAACCCGCAGCTTGTACGGCGGGCCATTCCACGCACTACAACTGAATTCGTACAGCCGTCCTTTTTCGTCCACCTCGTGGTTCAATACACGCCGATACGCCCACTTGGAGAATCCTCGCAACTTGTACGGCTCGCTCGAACTCAGCCCACCCGGAACGGCCGGCGGACCCGCGAACCCCGGCCCGTTTAACTCATACTCCCACGTGTAGTAAAGCTCGTACAGCGATAGTAAATCCTGATTCCCGCCGGTCGAGTCGATCAGTCCGCTAGGCCACTTGTAACACAACGGACCGTGGGGAAGTAACGGCCACACGTGGAAAATCTTTTCCTTCGGGTCGTAGACGCCCCCGCGATTGATGTGGCCCGTAAGAAACCCGACACCGTTCGCGGCAGGCGGACACCACATCCACGCATAGATGTCGTCCTTGTAATCGCCCCACAGCCAGTAGTTCGGGTTGCGGACCATTCGCTTCGAGAAGTCGGGTTCGGTACTCTGCGGATAGTCCGCCAGTATCTCGCCTTCCCATGTGGCAATCTCCAGCCCGCACCGGTTGTCGGATGTGAAACTCGCGTTACCCGCACCGCGGTAGGGCTTGACCCCTGGTCCGATTTTGTAGAACGCCGTGAAGTTGCTGCTGTCGTTCTCCGGGTGAAGAACCCGACCGTCCGACCCGTGAATCCCCATCGGGCCCGGGTGCCCGTAAAACGGGATCATCGTCGCCCACCAAACCCCCTCGTATCGCAACAGGGCACCCGAGTACATGCCCTCAACCTGCGCCCACTGTGCGTCCGTCGGATGGAACCACGGCTCTACGTCTGCGATCTTCGGCAACGTCTGGACGATTTCCGGATTCCAGTTCTCCGGCTTGGGAATCTTGAACTTCGCCAGCCTGCCTCTCACGGTAAATCCGGCGATGAGCATCTCACCCCAATTCGTCTCGAAGTCACACGCCATGCCACCGTCCGTGCCGCCGGGGCAGTCGGGTAAATCAAACTCGGCGAGCAGCTTCCGCTTCCGCTGCGGCAGGACAGGCAGGGCCGGGTTGTCCGGCTGCGGGTTCAAGTTGACCAAGATGCTGTCCGGGACGTGCCGCTGTTCCGTCCAGCCGAACGTGTCGTAGCCGGGGTGCGCGGTCGGATCGACCGGCGGCGGCGGGGGCGAAGGCGGTGGGATCGGTACGGGCGGCGGACTGGGCGGCGAGGGATTCGGCGGCACCGGTTCGGACTTCGGTATGACGCTCACGATGTCTAGGAAAACCGTGTTGTCCCCGCCGGGTGCGGCTAAACCCTTCAGCGTGATCGTGTGGAAGCCCGTGCCGGCCGTAAAGACTTCGGTGTGATAGGCCTCGTAATCCTTGCTTACCGGCTGGATCGTGCCGACGGATACCCCGTCCACATCGACCCTAAAAACCCCAACCGAGGAATTGAAATTGTCCCGCTGGGCCGCCCGGAATGTAATCCGGTAATCGCCTGCAACGAATCCGACCGACTGACCGATGCTGCCGTCATTCTGAATGAACGCTACTTGTGTGCCCTCAAAGGCCGGCGGATTGCCGTTCGTGAATTCGGAGCCGTTCGTTGATAGGCCCGCACCGCCTACGAACTGCCACTTGGCGTCCGTCGGAGCGTACTTGAATGTCTTGTCAGGCAGGGCCGGCTCGGCAAACCCGCTGTCAAGAGTGCCGACACTGGCCGGCGGCGGAACCGGGGTAATCCCCTCCAGCTTCGCGATCCGGTTCTCATGGTCAATCAGTGCCTTCGTCGTCCGCTGCTGTTGCCCTTCGAGGGCCGTCACCCGATCGTCGAGGGTTGCCATTGACGTGCTCCGTTGTGAGATGAAAAACCCCGCCGGAGCGGGGCGAGGTGACTACATTCCGCCGAGCAGGATCTTGATGAGCAAGGCTATCATGGCTTGGCCCTGTGGGCTTGCGAGGAAGTCCAAAATCTTCTGGAGGAAAGAACCGTCTCCCAGTGCCCCAACCGCTTCGGTCGCACCTTCGGTCTGCTTGATACCGTTGTTGATCGTGTCGTCGTCAAGTTCTCCGGCCAGCTCCCGGGCGTCCGCCATGCTGTAGCCGTGCGTCTTGTGCAATTCCACAATCAGCCGCCGACGAATGACCGCATTCAGAATTGGATGTCCCCTACCCTTTGCCACTGCCACGAGTCACCCCCTAACGAGTTGAAAACCCCGGCGGCGGCTCGCCCTTCCAACACCAACGAGGGTTGAAGGTCCGCCGCCGGGTCGATCGCTACCTCCAGAACGCCAGTCGGCGGACCGTACCGGTGAAGAAACCCATTCCGCAGTTTCCATTGGCACAAACACCCCGCCCCACGGCGAACACCGGCGGATTGGCCTGCACGGCGACAGTCATCGGCACCGGCGGGGCCACAGGGGCGATTACCGGCGCTACGGCCGCGACTGGGGCGGGCACGGCGACGCTGGCGGTACGGGTGTGGGTTACCGTCCGGGTGCGGCTACGCTCGAATAGCGCGCCGTGGCAGCCTGTCGCCGCGGGGGCCGCTCTGGTGCCGGAACATCCCGCCCGGCTCGTGACCTGCGCCCCGGAACAGCCCGCACGATGGGACGCGGGGACGTCTGGGCCGGAGACTAAGGCGGCGGTGAGAATTAAGCTGTAAATGGTAGGGGCCTCCAAGCGCGAGTGAAAGGAAAAGCGTCGGGCCAACGTACACGGTGCTTGACCGTTGGAATCGCTTTATCCGTGCCCTGCGGTTTCCCGCCCCGACGCATCGTCAGTGTACCTACATCCTTGCGGCGCGCAAGACTCTGCTTATCCGTCGTCCACGCCGCAGTCCGTCTCCGCCGTCTGCCCGATGAAGAAGCCATTCTGCGGCGGCGGTGCGCAGGATTCCTCGATACTGCACCCGCTCCTGCTTCCCTGCCACGCGATGCCGTCCCAGACCCATGTACAAACGTGGTTCGGGTGCGGGTCGGCAACTTTCTTTGGCATGGGCTACCTCCTCACCGCGGCGAGCCGTTCGCCGGCCAGCGGATGTCCGAGGAACTCAGCCATCTGGTACTCCGCAGCCGCCTTCTCTTTCTTCCCTTGCGCCTCAAACACCAGCCCGCGAATGTACGGCGCTGCCGGGTGGGACTGCTGCATCGCTTCAAGGTCGTTCGCGGCCCGGACCGCAAGGGTGTACTCCTTCTTGTAAAACAGGCACTCGGCTTCGCGTGCCATCGCCGCCGGGTGATCGGGTCCGCCGTTCTCGCTGACGCTGGCGAACTCCGCCGCCGCCTTCGTCCAGTTGCCCGCCTCCATCAGTTTGAACCCGTTGGCGAACCGGTTGGGGAATTTGACCACTGGCGGAACCTCCCGTGTGGAATGCGCCCCCACGCTGCCCGTGGCCAGGCACGCGACGAGGGCGAGGCACAGTTTAGGAATCAGGCCGCCGCCGGACGGGGCCGTGAGCGGGACCACGGCGGGAGGTGGGGAGACGGCTAGTGCCCGTTCGATGAGCCGTTCCGCCTTCTCGCGGACGTCGATGCCGAGCGATTTGAGCGAGTGCAGGCCGCCGACCATCGAGTCGTGGTATTCGCGGGGGACGGAGATCATGTCAGGTTGCGTCATGTCCGCCCTCCCCGGCTTCGCTCTCACGGAACAACTGGTGTTCCTGCGTCTCCGTCATTAGGTCGCGCACCCGCATGAACTCAATGAGCCGGGCATTGATGATCTCCGACCGCTTGTGCTTGTCCTCGCATTCGGAGAGCTTGTGAACGACCATGCCGAGCTGAGCGTCCACCCGTTCGATGTCCTTCCGGTGCGCCGCCGCCCGGTCGCCCATGAGCTTCCGCATGTGGCCGATCACGTCGTCGCGTTCCTCGCTGTTGACCTCGAACTCGGCCTTGCGATCTGCGGCGGTCAGTTCCGCCTTCTGTTTGCGGTAGATGAGCAGACTGCCGACGATTGCGGTAAGTACGCCGGGGATGGACGAGAGTATCACGGTTAAGGTTTCTCCCACACTTGTCGCCTCCGCCCGTTGGCACCGGTGTTACGGCTTCGTCTTTGCTGCCACCTCGTCGGCAATCTTCGTGACCGCGTCCGGCGTGATCTCCACGATCTTGACCGCAGTAACATCCTTGTCAGGCGGTTTCTCTTCTTCGGTCTTCTTCTCTTCGGCCATCGGCGCTTCCTTGCGGGCCGGCAGACCCAACCGCAATGTCTCGGCGACCAGTTGCGCCCGCATCGTCTGGAGCTCGGCCGCGTCCCGCTGTACCTGCGTGGTCGGTGAGTTGTGTTCGGGGATGACCGGAACCAGCCGGGGGATCATCGTCGGGACGATGGCTTCCGGATGCAAAGCACGGACGAGTCCGAGATTCGTTACTGCCTCGTGACCGATCTCCTTGTACGAGTCACGCTGTGCCTTCATGTCCGCCAGTTCCTTGTCTCGTTGCAACTTGACGTCGGTAAGTTCCCGTTCGTGACCGGCGTCATTCTTTTTCCACAAGATGCCAATGGCACCGGCGAGGGCCGACATCAAAATGCCGATGACGGCCGCTCCCTCGTTCGTAAACGATATCTCGCCGAGTAGAACCATCGATCTGCCTCCCGGCTACATTCCCGCTACCAGTTTGATTGCCATGATGACGACGAATGCCACGACTACGATCCAACACACTTGCTTGATCCACGCCGGTATTTCAACCCCCATCTGTCTGAGTGCGACGTAGACCAACGCCACGATAGCCGCAACGACCACGACGTAGATGGCCAGCTCCACCACGGACAGGCCCCACGGGGCGAACACTGCGAATAAGGCTGCTGTCATGTTGCACCTCTCTGGTGCGAGGATGCGGGACCGGCGGATTGACCGGCCCCGCGGGGAACCTACTGCGGCTGAGCGTCGGTGAACACGACGTCCAGACCCGTCACCGCACTCGTGGTAATCGTCGCCGTAACGGCGATCGAGAAAGGCCCAATACTCCCGTCGTTCCAGGTCGCCGTGACCGTCAGCGTCGCGGTGCCCGGCTTCACGCCGTGGACGGTACACGTCATACCCACCGGCGGGTCTACCGAGACGGTCCCGTCGGTCGTGGTTACGGTCAGGGTCGCGACATTGGAGATGTCGATCCCGCCGGCACCGGCCGCGTCGTGACCCGTGACGGACAGCGTGCCGCCCCCGAGGTCGGTAATGGTGAACAGGTCGCCGGTCGCCTTCGCACCCTTCGCGGCCACGGCGCCGGCCATCTTCGCGCCCTTGCGGGCCAGGTTACATTTGAACTTTGCCATTTGGAAAAACTCCTGAGAAACGGAAACGTCGTTACTTCGGGTCCGTTGACTCGAAGGTTGCGCCGATGCCGGTAACTTCCGGTTTCGGCGGCGAGAACAACTCGGATGCGGCAATCTTCGTCAGTGCTGCCGCCATCTCTTTCAGGATCTCCTTCAGCTCGTCGTCAACGTGCAAGGTCACATCGTTGTGAATTCGCAGCACGATTTCGGTCCTCCCTTCACCACTACTGGACACGCGCAAATCCCGTTCCCGTCAGAATGCTCCGAACGCCAACAGTGTCAGGCACGTCGCGCCGGACGACAGAACGGCGACGACCGCCACCAGCATCCACACCGATATTTGGTCCTCCTCGAAGCCCGTGAGTCGCTGGCGGGTCAGGTATCGCCAGAGGAGGCTCACGGCGTCTGGTCATCGAACACTTCGGCTTCAAGGACGACCGTGTCCTCGTTCACGCTCACGCCAGTGACATCGGGATAAGGCATCTCGCTGCCCTTGATGACCACGATGACGTCCTTGCCCCCGTCGGTGTTGGGTAGTTCACTCAGTTTTTTGAGGACTGCTTTGAGTATCACTTGTCCCCGCCCTTAGCCTTCACGGCCTTGTGGACCTCGTTCATCTTCTCTGCGGTCTTCTCCACGGCGGCGTTCTGGACGGCGAGATCCTTCTTCACTTCGGCCTGATTCTCCAATCCGAAGTCGATCTTCTGAGAGTTCATCACCTGCCGGTCCTCGACCGTGTGAAGTTTGGAGTTGTTCCACGTCGAGATGAGCAGGGACAGGCCGGCGAAGATCGCGCCGATAATGGCGATGAATCGCTCGGTCGTCCAACCTGAATTGCCGTTGTCTCCGTTACCATTTCCGTTCGACACGTTAGCCTCCGTTAGTAGGTTCGCACTCCACGATCTTGTATGTCTTGCCGACCTTCATTTCGTCCGCCATCGGACCCTCAATTCTCAACCAGCCCGCAACTCCGTCGGGCCGCTGCCAGGTCACAACCGGCAACTGGTAGCGGTCGGGCAGGTAAGCCACTTCCTTCACCTCGAATGGGACGCCGAGAACGTTCACGACCTACCTCCGAAAGCGGAACAACGGGGTGTAGGACTGGGCCTGCGGGCAGTTGCCGTTCGGACAGCTTGAGGTCGCCTGCGGCAGGGTGTACTGGACCGGGGCCGCGGCGACGGGTGCGGCCTTCGCCCCGCAGGCACACGTACCGTTCACGTTGGGGCACTGCGGACACCCGCCGCCGCCGTTAGCCCCACAGAACGAGGCACCGCAGTTGAAGCCGTTCGTAAACTTGACTGGCTTCGCGGCCGGTGCGGGCGCAGGACATTTATTTGTCACTACAAACGACGGACATTTATTGACGACCTCGAAGGTCGGACCGGCACCGAGAGAGAGAATCAGGAACGCGATCATGACAGACTCCTATCAGCCTGACGCCGTGGTGAGTCGGGTAGCGACGGCCCCGTTGCACGTTGCCTGTTTTCCACGCAGCACGCCGAGACCGTGACGTCCCCAGTTGAGCCAGCTATTCAGGATCAGCGGTCCCCAAGAACCCTTTTCGATTCGCACCCAACGAACCTGACAAACACTATGTGACCAAAAATTGAAGTCGCTCGGAACCGGGGTGTTCGTGAATCCGCAGGTCGCTACCTGTCCCCGCGTGAGGTTCTGATCGTAGACCTGTTTCGTCAGGTCAACCCAGTCCTCTTCGATCTTGTAAAGGGCCATTTCCGCCCGGCATTCGGGCGTGTCGTACTTCGTGTTGTTCGACCACTTCGGCCACTGGCCCGGCCCATTCCCTTCGACCGCGACGCCGTTGGCCCGTGCGAACTTTGCGGACGCGCCGCACCATCCGCCTTGTAGCTCCTTCATGATCGCGGCAATACAGTGCGGGTTCAGACGGACGGGCGGCAGATTCCGCCTTAGCCGGTCAAGCATGATGGAATGGCCGGTCGAGTAGCACCAACAGTGGCCGTCGCCGTCCTGATCCAGATTCACGAACGCCGGCTCGCCGTTCGGGCCGGACAGATATATGTGTTCAAGGCTCGATTGCGTCGCCTCTTGTTCGTCGTACCTGGCGTCCCATTCGCTTTCGGGAATGACCTGAAGCTCACTCGGCTGCGCGAACATCGTCGCCGGATACTTGGCATAGTCCCGCGCAACGAGACCGAACTTGACGCCTGTCGGATGCGTGACGTCGGTCGTCGGACCGTCGGAGTCGAGAATCGGAATCGTGCCCTTATAAAAGTCGGCCACATCAGCCTCCGTAAGTTTTGAGGGTCGCCAAAGCTTCCACTGCGTTTGCCGGGAACGGTAGAATTTCCGCCTTGCCGTTCACTTCGACGACGAGACAGGGAACCGTTGTGATCTTCGGTTTTGCTGCAGCCCAAAGTGCCGTCATGGTCGGCTGTCCGCTCGGCACTGTCTGCGGGTCGAAGTGTCGCCAACCGGCCACGTTGTTTTCGGGCGTCGTCTTCGCCGTCAGGTAGTCCCGGATCGCCTTCGCCCCGATGACTGAATTCTGCTGAGCGGTCAGAGTCGTCGCCGATTCCGTGACCCAGATAACCCGGAACGACTTGACAACCGGCGGCGGCGGTGGAGGCGGGTCCGGTCCGGGTCCAGGTCCGGGCGGCGGCAACGGAGCCGTCAGCGTCACCACCAGCGTCCCGGCCACCGTCGGCGCGTCCGCCGCACTGGCACCGTTCACCACGGCCGACAGCTTCACGACCCCACCCACGTCACCGGCAATCGCAATCGTGACCGGCCCACTTGGAAAAACGTAGCGCTTAGATTTTGCGCCGGCCGGTTCCGAGTAGAGAACGCCAATGATGGAATGGCCGGCGGGAAGTTGAAACATCTCCAAGAGGCCGGCGTCGTTGCCAAGAACTAAAGCAGGCTTCCCCTGAGCGATGGTCAACGGAACGAATCGGCCGGCACTCACTGTCACGCCGGTTGCTGCCTGTGCCGCCTGCGGCTCAGAACCGGCCACCATTAGACCCGGCGTATCCGCACCGGAAGCTCTCGAAACCATCACAAGACAGAAAAGGAAAATCATCTTCTTCATTCTGCCCTCCGTAAGTCTTGCGCGCAAATGTACCCCTGTTAAAATGCAAGCGGAGTGAGGGTTCCTACGCCCTCACTCCGCTCTTGACACAACCCGCGTTGGAGGCGCAGGTCATGCCCGAATTCGATTCTACTGTTGAGTACCGAGACATCCCGGGATTCCCCGGCTACAGCGTCGGCGACGATGGCAGCGTGTGGTCTTGTTTGGCTAAAGCGAGTCGCGGATTCCACAAAGGGGCTCGTACCGTTATTGGAACTAAATGGAAAAGATTGAATCCTCGCAGAGACCGAGACGGTTACATGAAAGTAGAGCTTTCCACCGACAGGAAAGGCCACCTCGTTCATCAACTCGTTCTCTTGGCGTTCGTTGGTCCGTGTCCAGAGGGAATGATTTGCCGACACTATCCGGATCGTAACCCCTCCAATAATCGGGTTGAAAATCTGCAATGGGGAACCCTTAAAGAAAACTCTGCCGACAGAATCGTTCACGGCACTATCTGCCACGGAACTCGAAGCGGGAGAGCCAAATTGAATGACGATAAGGTGCGGGAGATTCGTGCCATGCACATGGGCACCCGACAATGCACTTCGCGCCTTGCCCGTCTCTATGGCGTGACTCGCAAAACAATCACCGATGCCATTGAGAGGAAAAAGTGGGCGCATGTCGTTTAGACCGCCCGCGACTTGTGCGACTTGCGGTTCGCTGCCGGCGACAGATAGGCCCGGCGGGTCGGCCGCGAGTGCCACACCCGCGAGCAGCGAAAGAACCAGACTCGCGATCTTTTCACCCATTAGCCCCTCCCCGTTTTTTGGATTCGACTTCCGCCTGTATCAGATGCCCCTCCAGCGTGCCGGACCAGACAAAGCGGTCTTCGCCGTCGAAGATGTAGAACTCCTGCCTGCTTCGCCACGGACCGGTGTATCCGCGGTTCAGATATGGCGTCCGGGGCCGCTTCTCGCCGTCCAGCGGGCCGCCGGCTTTGCACGAAAATCGACCGAAACTGGGTGATTCTCGTTCAGCCAAGGGGATTCTCGTTTAGCGAGTAAAGGGTTTGATTTCGAGTTCAACGGGCAGGCGTTTGACTTCGATTGGTGCGAGTTGTACTGGTCTTGCCTCTGGTGGTGACGTGCAAAATTTCTCAATGACACCGGCCAACATTGGCCCCGCCAAAAGAATGATCGCCCACATCAAAGCCATAGTTGCATTTCGGAGCAGCCTTTGCTTGTCGTTTACTGCTTTGCGAATCATCGCCGAGGACAGCTCCCACTGTCTAATCGTAGATGCTTCAGCGCATTTCGCGTCAACAAACTCTCTCGTTGCTCGACAGGCCGTAGAGACCGTTGGCGGATAGCCGAAGCAGCACGGATTTCGCACCTTCTTAGCGTAGACAATTGCAATAACAGCAGCCACAAAAGACGGAAGTGTGGACAGAACAACCCACTCGCTAACTTTATCGACGGCCAGTCCCGCAACTGAACCAAGCGTTAGGAGGCCTGCGCCGCCTCCTAAATAGTTGATAATTGTCAGGGCCTTATCGTCGATCCCCTTGAACGTCGTATCAGCAACCGCGTACTGCTCCTTGGCGTGCTTGATTACCCAATCGTATTCGACTCCGTACTGAGGCGTGAAGGTTAACAGAAACCTATAGGCCGCCCTGCACCCCTCGTCAGTAGTAATTGCTTCCCGCCACTCTTCTGACAAATGCGCAAGGTTCAGAACCTCTTCTTCCCTATCGGTGGCATGTCCGGAGGTGGTGGGCTCGTGCCTGATTTCCTTACTGGCCCTATCGGGTCCACTGGAGTGATCGGGATGATTTGAGCAGGGTCCACCTGAAACGGTAACGGTGGGTGTTCGGCTTGGAAGTGTTCCCTCAGTGGGCGCTGTTCCGTTGGAGTCGGGTGCGGTACTGGTGGCGGCACTGAGATTGGCGTTGGAGGCGGTGTCGATGGGGCGTTCTCCCCTGCTTTGTCAGACATTGAGCAATACCTCCTTGAACCAGAAAGGGTCCAACGCGAGGCATGCCCGGCCACCGGGGCGTTGACGCACCGGGTACGGAGCGGTAAAATTACCGCGTTCAGCATCACTCGCATTCAGGGGACCGGTACTCTTGGCGGAGCCGGTCCCCTTTGTTTTATACCTGCACATCCATCTATGCAAGCTAGGCATGGTGAAGGCTGAGTTGCCGAGCCGGTCCAGACGCTTCCGGCCAGAAAACTGATTCGATCCCGAGTTCGGTTTGGCTCTGGATGACTTGGCAGAGGTTGTGTGCAAGCAGCTTGCAGTACACTTCATTAACCATCGCAGTTTTCGTCTTCGCCCGAAGCGAGTCGCCGAATTTCCGTTTGACCATCGAGAACGTGCTTTCGACGTTCGACCGCTTGTGATAACGGTCCATGTACTCCTTCTGGTTGAACTGGTAGTAGTGGAACATCTTCTGGAACAAACCGCCCGACGCCCCGGTGCTGTTCGATTTGAAAGCAATGAACGGCGTAGCGCCCACGGCGAAGATCGTTTCCACGTTCTCGACTGACAGGTATCCCTTGTCTGCGGACACTTCGGTCATCGCAAACGTTTTGTTCGTCTCGTTCACCAGTTCCGGCAGGATCGGGGCGTCGGCCGCGTCCCGGCCGTAGATCGCTGCGGCGGTCACAATGTTCGTCTTCGTCCCGGTGGCGACGTGGACCTTAACCCAATCGTGTTCGGTCCGGTCCCGGCCGTACTTCATGTCGTACCAGCGGACGAACTTGGAAGCCGTGAAGCCGGAACTATCGACGGCGAAAGTCGATTCGAGCGAACGGAGCGGGGCCGCACTCCGGGCGATCAGCGATTTCAGAACCGGAGTAATGTCTTCTTTTTCTAGGAAGGCGTTCAGGTTGCTGTAGTGCATCGGCCGCGACAGATAGCCTTTGTCATGGGCTTCGTTCAGGTCGGTGGCGAACCGGCGGGAACTGAGGGTCGAATACGCTTTGAACGTAACGCCGAACACGCGGTCGGCCAGCGGTATCGGAGGGCGGCGGGGTCTGTCGTTCTTCGGGGCCGGTTCCTCAACGCCCCGGCAGAGATCGCATAGCAATTCTTGAAAGCGCGCTTTCTCAGTGGCTTGGCCTTCGTTGTAGGCCGACCAGTTCCGCTTATAGACCTTCTTCTCAGTGAAGGTGAACGTCCGCTGTTCTCTCACAGTGCCATCCGATGACTCTTCGCGTTTCAGTACGAACTGAACCGCAAATTGATGCTTGCAAACAAACCCTGTTTCCTTGTGGTCCGGACAGGTGCAGGTTTTCTTCCCCGGATCAACAACGTACTTCTTGTCGCCCGACTGACTCGGCACGACCCAGGTCCCGTTCTGGAAAGTCAGCTTGGACAGTGCCGCGATCACGATTCCGCGTTCTTCTCGGGTGTTCATTGCGTACCTCTTTAGGTACGTTTAATGTAATGACAATAACTCGCACTGTCAAGTATGGTTTTTGTCTTGACGGAAAATATTTCACGGGTATCCTCCCGTTATGAGGAAGAAAATTGGACGGCCTCGAAAGGCTGCCGCGGCGAAGAAACTCGAAACCATTCAAATCCGCCTTAACTCTGCGGAAAAGGAAGCATTCCAGAGCGCGGCCGAGATGGATGGCAAGAAGACGAGTGAATGGATCAGGGATCGGTTGCGGAGGGTCTCGCGCGAAGAACTAGAGCGCGTTGGCCGCCCCGTTTCCTTCCTGATAACTTCTTAATCTAATTGCCGCCAGAATGACCGAACGGAGACGGACACAAGCAATCTAGAAAGGGTTCGCGCCTATTTTTGCTTGATATAAAACCCTATGCTCAGACAACTTGTGCCATTCAATCTAGACGTCTTGACGTAAGTCAGTTTGTGGGTATTATTTAGGATGTTCGGGTGCCTCATTCGACAGACAAGGTTGATACTCCCGATTGCCGGGAGGACTTGATTGTAAAGGCAGCAGCCTCTTGGTGTCGCACCGACTTTGACTGGGTTTCACCTGAGGCTGCACAGTTAGTAACCACCAACCCAGCTAATCAAGGTTTTACATCTGGACTCATACTCGATCTCGCGAGGGAATGGATAAACACCGGTGGAAGAATCAAGTGTGTGGACGAAACGCGACCTAACTGGCGAGATAAGAGGCACAAGCACTACGACATCACTATTACCGGTCTGAGAGAGTTCAGGGACGGCCTCTACGTTTACATGGAGATTTCTAACCCGGATGAAGACGAGCCTGAAGTAAGCCTTTTAAATGCTCACCCTCATATCCCTTGATGAGCAATAAAAGGACATAACGGTGGCTAAACCTTTCCCACGCAAATGCCGTCAATGCGGTCAGCAGGCTCTAAATCCTGTCGTAATTGACTATCGCACTGAGATGGAGCATGACGGCAAGTCTTATCCTGTTGAAGTCAAGGACTTGTCGGTTCTCAAGTGCCAAAGTTGCGGTGCGCTTGTTGTACCCGATGAGTCAATGACGCGAGTTTATCGCGAATTTAGGATCGTTGTTGGTCTGCTGTTGCCTAGCGAGATCCGCAATGGGCGGGATGCTCTTGGTCTTACGCAAGAGAAGCTTGCAAGAGATCTTGGGATTGCATCCGAAACTATCTCTCGATGGGAGACCGGAAAGCAGATTCAGCAACTGCACTTGGATCGGATGCTTCGAGCGTTCTTCCGAGTGCCGGAGTTTAGAAGATTCCTAGCCAATCCTCTTGGCGCGACCGAGCAGCCTGAGAAGACAATGACGAGCGCCTTTGTGATCTTCGACCCGGTAAACGTAGATCAGCCGACATACACGCTCACAGGAGCGTCTAGTATCGCGATTCAGCCAGCAATGCCGCAGGTCACAAGATTTCCAGGCCCCGAATCGTCGGATATCTTACTGGTCGCCGCAAATGGGGGTCTGTGATATGGCCCGCCCTGTTTACGTCCTATTCGCAGAATCTGGGTCTGTTGACCAGCACACAAATAAAGTAAGCATGTTCGACATTTTGGAATCAATCGACGTATTAAAAGCCGCCGAAATTACCGGGAAGAGCGAGGATATCTCCCAGACCCCCAATCCAGTTATCGTGAGAAAGACAAATCCATATCGCTTAGTAGCTACGTGGATGAGAGAGGATGGCGAGGCGGACGACGACCTATTTGAAACAGAAGTTGTTTGTGAAACTCCAAATGGAGCACGCCTCTTTCACACGCCCGTATTCCCTTTTTCGTTCGGCGACAAGCAGCTTCACAGACTCTATATTCCAGAGGTTGATCTGCCCGGATTCACCGAGCTAGGATCTCACGTCATTGAAGCCAGATTGAGAAGAGCCGGTCAGGAGGAGTGGCCTTGGCGGCAGCATTTCCCCTTTCTCGTCAGAGAAAAGCCAAAGGCTCAGCCAACGCAGCAAGTCGATCCGAAGAAAGAGTAATTTTCGTTCAGGATCGGGGATTTTCGTTCAACCCCCGATTCTCGTGCAAAGCCGCGGGCCGCCATACAGCTCCACGGTTTTCTCGGCCATGTCCTCCCCCTATTCCGCCAGCGTCATCATGTCCGGCAGTTCAGGACCGCTCGCCAACATCACCAACACGAATATCGCCGCCCAGCAGAGCACACAGGCAATCAGTTCCCCGTCCTTGACCGTGAATCTTTCCTCTGGCTGGTATTCGGTCAGCACGTCGCCCCCCGGTAAACGGCGATGCACTCCAGCACCCGGAAATCGTTGTAAGTCATGTACGCGAACGTGATCTCCACCGTGTACGCCGCAAACTCGGTGAGTGTCGTCGTCAGCGCGGCATCGATCGTTCCGTAGTAGTCGCCGCCCGTCACGGCGTCGGACATGGCGCCCGTCCCGAGCGAGTTGCCGCCCGAATCCTTGAGGGTCCAACTACACGTTCCCGTGGCCAATACGATCTGTGTCACGGCGTCGCGGGCACCCGTGTAGAACACCGTCCGGTCCGCACCAATCCACAGGTTCACGCTAACACTCCAGGAGTCCGGCGGTCGCGTCGACACGGCCTATCAGACCGGCGTCGGCACAGACGGCGTTCGTGGGCGGTGGACTGCCACCTCCACCGCCGAACATCAACAGCAGCCGATAAGCCATCCAGCGAAACATGAGTCACCTAACTCGGGTCGAGGACAATCACGGGCGATGCGCCGACGCTCGCCGTGTACGTGCCGATTTTTAAGGGCGTCGTATCGTCGGTTGAAAACAGCGTGTACTGGCCAATGCCCGGCACGTCGAAAGCGATCTTGTTCGTCAGCCCTTGCAGGAACATATCCCGCGTCCGGCTGTTGCCGATGATCGACGCGCCCCACGCGGCGGCGATCGCGGTCCGTTCGGTCGTGCCGACAGCGATAGCGTTCAGGGCATTGCTCGCGGTAACCGCCCCGGTGACAGTAAGCGCCCCGATTGTCTGAATCCCGACCTGAGTCCACGTCCCCGAGAACTGGATATTCCCGCTGTTGATACCCATCGTCAGGAGACCGTTCGACTGGGCGGGCGGCGCATTCGGCAAGCTGTTGACCGTGCCGGACGGGGAAGCAACGTCGAACCAATGGACGAACCCGCCCGCGAGTTGGCCGGCGACGCCTTCGGTGAGGGCGGTGCCGACAATAAAATTCAGGTCAGCATTGACGTGTCCGTCAGCAAAATAGTCATTCCCCAGGTTCGCCAATCCAATCCCCGAGTTGACATCGCCACCCGCGACCTGCATATCGGACTTCACCATCGCACTGGACCCAGTCCCCGTGAAGTTCACCGGCTGAGTCGTCCCGAGATTGGCCGCAACCACGGTAACGGAGGAGGTCGAGACGCCATTGATAGATGCCGTGTCCGTCAAGCCGCTAGGCAAGACGGCAAATCCGCTTCCGTTCGCCGGATTCACCGCCCACGCCGGAGAGACGGTCGCAACCTTCGTCGTCCCGTTGTAAGCCGTGATAATCCGGTACTGCCCCGAGCCGGTGCCGCTTGTGACGAAGACCAGACAACCCTTATAGAAATCCGTCACGGCCGAGGAGGCGGCGTCTAGTGTGATGCTGGTGGCACCGCCAGCCGTTGCTGTGTTGGTGCGGAGCGGATTGAATCCCGGTGGCCCGGACAAGTAACCGAGATTTCCGTAATCGAGACCAATTGCGGAGAGCCCGGTTAGTCCTGAGACGTTCCCGAGGAGCAGGGTTACATCCGCTTTGATGTCCGCCACGCCCGTAGACACCGCCGTGGTCGCCAAGTCGCCTTCCGCCGAGCCGTACTGGAACTTGCGCATCTGCGTCGGCGGGAACGCTCCCGAATTGGCCACGAGTATGAGGTAGGTCGCCTTGACGGTGAACCCGGTGAGCGTCGTCAGGGCGAAGGACCAGTAGCCGGTATTCGTCGCCCCGTTGTTGCCCGTACGGACCGTCAGGGCCTGCGTCTCGGTGGTCAGGGTCGTCGTCTTAAAAGTAAAATCGCTCCAATCGAAACTCTTCAGCGTCCCATCAGACTGCACCTCGTACAGCTTGGCCGTGGTCGTGCCCGTGGTGACGATGACGCCCGACGAGTCCTGTAACAAGGCGTCGATAACGAGGGCGGTCCCCGTCTGGCGTACATCAATTCCGCCCACTAGATTCGGGTTCGCCACGGCGTTCTCCTACCACTCCGGGTTTTCGACCACGGTCAGGACCGGCCACGCCCCGGAGGTCGTCACGGTGTTCACGGAACCGCCCGACGTCTGGTAGACGTGGAACTCGACGCAATCGCCCGCCACCAGAGCGAGGACCGCGCCGATGTACGGCAGGTAGGCGGGCGTGGGTCCGCCGGTCCCGCCGACCAGCGCCGTCTTCCGTTCGGTCGTGCTGCCCGGCGTGCCGGCGTGTGTTCGCGCCTGAACCAGCTGGGCGGTCGTCAGCGCGGCATTGAGCGACCAGCTCACGGCCGTGGAATAATTGGCGGGCCGCTTGATGTTGATGCGGTTATTCGTGGTGTCCGCCAACTGCCCGGACATGTCGAAGATGATGTTGTTAAGTAATACCTGAGTCACCGTCGCGGTCGTGATTGACTGGGCCGTGTTCCGGACCATCTCGGCGGACATGGGGATCGACCGGCCCGCGACCTTGTGCCAGTTCGACCCGTCGCACTTGAGGACGCACGTTTCATAAGCCCACATGATCCGCGTCAGCGCCCCGTCGATGGTCTCGCTGGCGTTGCCGTCGAGGGTGACCATCTTCGTGAGTGCCGACGCGGACCCCATGCGGAAGCCGATGAACTTGCCCGTGTTCCCGCTCGCCGCCGGGAGTGTCACCGTGTAGTCCGCGCTCGTGCCGGTGCAGACGTGCCACTTGGAGATCGTCGCCGTGACTGCACCCGTGACCGCGACTTCCGAGGCCGTGAGCGTGCCGAGCATGTCGGCCATACCGATGCCGTTGGCGAACGTCGCCAACCGGTTGAGCGGCGTCCCGTTCAGGAACGTGAACGTCTGACCCAGCGCGGGCGTGCCGGCCGTAAACGCAGATTCCTTGGTATCGGCCAATCGCCACCTCCTACGCGGTCAGGTTGTTCGCCACAACCTTGTTCGCGCCCGCCGCCGTGTCAGTCAGTTGCGCCGCCGTGTTCGAGCGAATCGTGTTGCCCACGATGACGTAGTTGTTCTGCCCCGTGCTCGTCAGCATCCCCGTCCCGGTATTGCCCGTGACCTTGTTGCCCACGATGGTGCAGTCGCCCAGACTCGACCCGCCCGACATATTGATGCCCGCGCCGGTGTTCGTGTGGACGTCCAGCCCCGTCACCGTCCACCTACCCGCGGCGAGGTTCAGGCCGTCGCCTGAGTTCGCGTAGACCCGGCCGCCGTGGATGATGCCCCGGAAGTCGGAGTCCTGCGTGCCGTTCATGTTGAGGCCGTGGCCGGTGGACATGTGGCCGCCGCCGGCACTCCAAAAGTCCGTGGCGTGGAACTTCTGGAGGCTCGACGCCGCGATGTTACAGCCGTGGATGCCGGACGAATCGAGGAAGCAGCCGACTCCGAGGAACACTTCCCGATTGATTTCCGCCTGCCCCGTCTTGTCGATCAGTAATCCCGTCTCCCACCCTCCGATGTCCGTCCCGTCGATCATCACGCCGCCCGTCCCGCCCGCCAGGTGGACGCCGACCGACGACGAAAGCCACTTGTTGTAAATGATGTTGCCGCGGATCACGCCGTCGTAGCCGTAGTACGGGAAGCCGCTCGGACCCAGCGTGCCGGACGAGAACCCCAGTCCCGTCAGCGTGATCCCCTTGCGGATGGCGAAAATGCGGCAGTCCTGTATCCAGCACGCCGACTGGAACGCGAGGCCGATGGCTTCCCACAGCAGCAGGTTCCCGGACGTACCGGCACCACTCGTCGCCTGCTGCGTCCCGAAGCGAACCCGCTCGATCCGCATACCCTTTGTGTAAGTGGCGTAAATCGCCCGGCCGGCGGAGTGCTGAGTTGTGCTGTACCCTTCGATGTAAAGGTCCGAGAACACGATCCCTTCGAGTCCGGCGCCGTCGGAGTTCGCCGGTGGACTGGACGGTTGCCACGAGAACAGGTCTCCGGCCGTGATGTTGTGCAGGAGGATCGAACCCTCCCCACACCCGCGCACGCGGACGTTTGAAGTGGCGTTTGTGATCGTCGTGCCGATCCGGTAGCTCCCCTTCGGGAAGTACACGTCACCGCCCCCGGCCGCGGCACACGCCGTGACTGCACTCTGAACATTGGCCGCGTCGTCCGTTGTCCCGTCGCCGAGTGCCCCGTAAGCCTTGACGTTGAAGATGTCCGGTACGGCGCCAGCGCCAGTCGTCTTGCGGTCGGCAGCACTACGAACGACGTACAGTGTGTCAGTCGGCAGGATGGCCGGGATGGCGGTCTGATCGGTGACGTTGCCGGCGGCCATGCACTACGGTCCCATGAGCAGGAAGTTATCGCCCGTCATCAGCAGCAACTGATCGCCTGTCATCAGTTGGAAGTTTGACACGCCCGGAGTCGCGCCGCCTTCCATGAGAATTTTCGACGACCCGTCTTCCATCAGAATGAAGCTCGAGTCCTCCATCAGAATCCGGTCCGCGCCTCCGCCGCCGCCCGACGACTGGGGCGGCGTCATTCCCCCGCCGGTCCGCAGTCCGAAGGCACCCAAACTTCCGCCCGTCAGGATGCCCACTCGCTACGCCTCCAGAAGAATCTTCGACGACCCGTCCTCCATCAGCACCTTTGACGTACCGTCTTCCATCAGCACAAAACTTGTCGGCGGTGGCGGCGGACTCGTCGATGGCGTCGGCGTCAGGCTCCCGCCCGTCGCGATGCCGCTAACGCCCAGATTGCCGCCGCTTAGGATGACCACCTACCACCCCCGCGTGAGACGTTCGGGACACTGTCACCCGCCCAACTTCCCGTTAGTTTCGGGGGAACCGGGGGAACCCTATTCCACGCACGCCGGGAAGGGCGGCGTAGAAAACCGGGCTTTGCACCACCGCGGACGCTTCGGACGGATTTTGGCTTGCCGGCGCCACTCGTCGGCCAGCGGCCACGGGTACTCTTCGGTCGGCTCTTCCACCTCGACCGGATCGTTCGGCAGGAGCACCAACAGACCGAGCAAAGGGAATTGATTCCGGCACCACATGCCGAGGTAGATCTTCGCCGCGTTGTAAGTGTGGAACCAGACGCGCCGGCCGGGCTTGTCGATCATCGTCTGCTTGCCGAACACGACCGCCGTAATGACCCACTCGCCCGGCGCCTGTTCGTGGATGAGGAACCCGTACCCGGCCCGACGGTGCAGAATCGGGCCCCTCTCCTTCGGCGGGTTGTACCCGGGCTTGATCAGCTTCGTCCATTCGGGCCCGCACTTGTGCCGGTAGAACCGGACCATCGCCTTCGCCGCGTCACGCGGGTGTCGGTAGATCCTGGGGAGCGAGTGCAGGACGCCTCCGGTCTTGACCCGGACCCGCCATCCGTCGGCGTGAGTCGACGGGAAGACGCCCTTGTACCCACTGGCCTTGTTGTCTGGCTTGAGACTGGCGAGATGGTCGAGTTCGGCTTGCGAGACGGGGGCGACGTCGGGGACGCAAAGCACCGGCATCTTGTTATCCGCCGCGACCAGCGGTAGATTGCAGATGCCGGGCTTGACCAGGGCCTAGGCGGGCAGATGACCCGGGGTGGCTGCGCGGCTGCCCCGGGTCGGTTCGTTTAATCCTTCAGCGGACCGGGGGAACCGAACGGCTTGCGTGCTGACGCCCGCACGTCGTCGGTCTGGACATTCACCAAGACTGATGTAAATCCGACTTCATCCAGTCGATCCTCCAATTCACGCGGATCGACATTCCCGTACCACTCCGGGTATGGTTCAACCATCAGAGCCGCGTCACATGAGTGTGCCTGCCGGCCCGGCCCGGCTGCCGTCACGAAAAACCAGCCGCCCGGCTTGAGAAGACGATAGGCATTCCGACACACCTGCATCCATGTCGGGCAGTGCTCAAATACCTCACAACACACCACCACGTCGAACTTTCGGCCGTCCCCGTCCCATGTCGCCGCGTCGGCCACGACGTGAACGCCCTTGCCCGGACGCGAATCGACTCCGACGTACGACCAGCCCGGGAACAGATCGCGGATGCCACCGTTCACGTCGTAGGAACCCAACTCGCACACGGAGAGGTTCGCGCGGGCCTTGTCGATCCAGTCGCGGGCGGCTTGGTGCATCATCCAATCCTGTAAGCCGGACTCAGGTGCGAACCACCGGCGTGGTAGCCGTTCCCGAGGTCCACTCCGTACTTGTCGGCCATGTAGGCGTACCGCTCGGTCCCGTCGGCGTCATGCCAGGTGATGAGCCGATGTTTCTTCGCCCGGTCGTTTGTGAACAGCGGATTTCCCCACATCGTACCGCCGAGGGCGTGGGCACAGTTCCAGACGATCGCTTCGGCCGCGACGTGCAATAACCGAGGCCGAAGCTGCGCAAGGATGTCCGGCCTCGTCCACTTCTCAACGTCCATCAGGACGCACTCTGTACGCAAATTGAACACGTAAGCGGGACCGTACATCGCCGCCCGGCCACACGTCGGCTGGTTCGCCGCCAGCATCTTCTTAGCCACGTCCGGTAGCCATCGAGGGTAATCGATCAGGAACCGTTGCGAGAGTTTGCAGAGTACCCGACAGCCGTTCTCTTTCGCGTAGTGCAGGCCGTGCCAGAATGAGCCCAGGTCACCACCGGCGTGACCGATCCGCTCTGCCGCCGTGTCCCGGTAGTGCAGACCGTACTCCTCGCAGATGGCCAGTAGTCGCTTCTTGTTCGCCGGCCCGTGTTCGCCAGCGTCTTCGGTATGGTCGTCGGAGACCAGTATCGGAATATCCCCGCAGGTCGCCCGGATCATCTTCGCCTGGAGTTCAATAATCCCCGGCATGTTGTAGTGCCCGATGGCAATGGCACACTTCGGGTCGTCCGGCCAGTTCCTCTCGGCCACCGAGTAGGCCACGCACGACCGGCAGTCCACCACGCCCGGCCGGTGTACTTCCCAAGTGCATTTCCCGTGGACCCGACACTCACGGAGCCATTTGCCGGTACAGGCGCATGGCTGGCCGTTAACGTCCGTGTGCGAAATCACATCGATGTGATGTCGGCATTTGGTCACGTCCCGAGCGAGCTGGACAGGGCTGGCGTTGGGCTTGCCGCCGAATACCTTTCGGTAGGTTGGATTGTGGGCCGAAAGCCAGCAAATATAGCATTGGCTCGGGTCATACGCTTCGCCCGGCTTGTACTTGCCGCACGGGCCGCAGGCCGGTTTGATCGAGACCACGGTGTCCTCAGATGGTCAACGTGCCGATGATGGTGAAACACTGCTCGCCCGGCGTCGCCTCACAGCAGAACGGAGAAAAATTCTGATCAACGACAGTGTATTTATTCGTGATCTGGGCCGTCAGGGCATCACAATCGAACGGGATGGCCGAACCGGTACAGGCAGGTATCGGCGGCGGCGTGGGATTGAAGCAAGGCAGAGTGGCGGGCGGTGGAGATGGGTTCGGCGCGTCCCCGAAAAAACTCATAGTGAATAGCCACACACACGGGCTGTCCACAATGCACTGGAGCCGGGCAAAGAATTTCTTGCAACTCGTACAACCGACCGTGTCGATTTCTCCGTACCACGAATCGATGCCGTCCCAGACAATCGGAAATGTCACGCCGTTGATGCCGAACGTACACCCCGCCGCCGAGATAACATTAATCGTGACGTGCAAGACGGTCGGGATCAGCCGACCCTCGCAGCAGCACACGGAAACGGTCGGGGTCGCGCCACCGCCGGCAAAAGCGGCGTAGTACGAGTAATACACGTAGGCGTAGTACGGATTGCAGCACGAACAGGGGCCGCCGGTGACAATGAGTCCGGCGAGCTGGACGAGTACGGCGAGTAGCAGGCACGCTAGAAGCATCCGCCTTCACACTCTTCGAGCGACGCGAACGGACCGTCGGAGTAGCCTTCGGGCGCGTCGTGACTCTGATAACAATCGCCATCCACGCACCACCACGGGTCCGTGAACACCGGTACGTCCGGGTTTTCGTCGCTGAATGTCTGGACGAGCTGGCCGTTCACAAGCGCGTGAGTGATCCACGTCCGGTCATAGACAATCATTCCGCCGGAGCATCGTGGGTTCAAATCGACGTGGAACGTGACGCGCGAGACGTCCTGCGGAGTGCCGTAGGACATGAGTTTCGGTCGCCCGGGGTCGGCCGTGCATTCGATGACGATGTTCGCCGGGCTGCGGCTGATCCGGAGTGCGGGGCCAGCGACCCGAAGATTCTTCAGCCGTTCCACTTCCGCCACGAGCTTGTTCAGCTCGGCCGCTTCCGCGTTCGACAGCATACCAGGCTTGAAGTGCATCATCAGGGCGCGTCCACGTACGTAAACAACTGCGGGAAGCTGGACGAATTCAAAAACGGTTGACCGGTCAGCGTACCGTCATACGTCGCGTAATAGAACCGGCCGTTGTCCCGCCACGGCTGTAGGTTGTGCCCGCGGAACGGCGAAGCTCCAAGTGGGAAGTTCACCTTGCCCTTCACCGGATCGAACGACTGGAAGTGAAACGTGACGTTGTACCCGTACGGCGCGTCGTCGACACTCCGCAGTGGCCACATGAACCGTTCGTACGTAACGCCGGCCAGAAGCAGCGTACCAGCCGCGAATCCCAGGAACGAGGCGTCGTTGAGCGTGCCGAGACGCGGCGTGATTTTCTTGGCCGAGAACCCAATGTCGAAGAAGACTAGAGTTGAATCCACGTCCACCGAGGACATGATGTAGTCCTTCGGTACGTACATCCACTTGAAGTTGAATTGTTCCTTGTAAATCGGCAGGCCGATCTCCGTGGGGAACTTTGTTCCGGCCGGCGGGCCCGCCTTGACGAGACCTGCCGCCGGACTCGTTTCGGCGAACGTCAGTTGCTCGCCAGCCGCCTGCGAAAGAATGTCGAGATTGCCCGTCCGGTCCGGGTCGAAGCACATGCGTTCAAATTCAAAGTCGATCTCGTTGTCGGCCGCCCAGACCCACGGCAGTTGCCGGAACCTGATCGTCGCCATCACCTCGATGTAATTGGCGAAGTCGAATGACAGGTCCGGGTCGAAGGCGTTGATCTTCAGTTCGGTCCCGTCTGGCGCGAAGTATTGCAGGTGAACCGAGTGCGCCTGCATCCACCCGAACCACGGGTGTTCGAGTGGCGGAGTCCGCGAGAGGAAGTAGGTCGAGTAGTCGTTGAAGTCGTCGGCGGCCACGAACGCCGTACCGAGGACATACCGAATGAAACTCCACCGTTTCGCGAACGGGATGTAGCCGACAATGACCGCTTCCGAGTTCTCCAGGCTGAACACATCGCCGCCGCCCGGTGCATACGGCTGGACGGCTTCCAGCCAATCGTCGCGGGTGAACGGGGCGGGTTCGAGGAGAATATTGGCGTCGGTATTGTCTAAGGGAGGCGGCATAACCCCCGATTTTCGGGGGAACCGGGGGAACTACGCCGGCGTGAACGGGCAGTCAGGATTGACACAAACTGCTGCGCGCGATGGGATAAGCGCCCCGTCGAGGAGTCGCCCATGCGTTTTGCTATTCTGTGCTTACTGTTCGTGGCCGGGTGCGGCGTTCAGCCCACACCCCCCACGGAACCCGAGAAAGCCGACAAGACGACGACGGACACCGAGTTCATCCGGTACAAGGACGACCCCGGCGCGTTCGTCGGGAAGACGCTGAGGGGGAGATTCCGGTATTCAACGAACGGCGAGCTCAGGGACTGGATCGGCAACAAGGCATTCTTCAGCCGGAGCACGTCATCCATCGCGACTGGGAGTTCGGTTGACATCTCAATTATCGTCGAGTTGCCGCCAGACCTGAACTACCCGAACATCACCCGTCTGGAAGAGGCCGACTTGGTGTTCGAGGTGCGCGGGGTCAAAGAGCCGGTGTTGCTGAAAAGTATCAAGCGGCCGTAGCAGTTACTTGCCGACGATCCGCATGGCGATCTCCGCAGCCACGCCCATCGGGCCGAACGCCCCGCCCTCGGCCACGTTTCGGATGACCGGCGCAATACCTTGTAGTCCGGCCCGGATCGCTTCGGGTTTGTTGAAGATTTTCTCAAGCCACGCCCGGCATTCCGCCACATCCTTTGCGATCCCTCTCCCGATTTCGATGGGGTCTTGTTGCTTGGCCGGCGATTGAAGCGCATTCACCATCTGTCTGTTAATGAAGTCATTCAGCCCACCGATTTGGGCCTGACGAACGGCGGCGGGCGCCTTCGGAGGACCTCCGCCGGCCGCTAACTGAATGCCGAGAATTTCCGCAGCGAACTCGGCGATGGCTCGGAACCATGCGACGACCTTTTGCAGATACGGCAACGCCTCTTTCAACGCATCCGCTACCATTCTCATGCCGGCCGCCATGATCGCAAAAACCGTCTCGACGACGGGAGCTAGCGCACTGACGATGTCACTTACAATTTCCCCGATAATGTCGAGGACGGACGAGAGCGGGCCCATCATTGCATCGAGGGCGCCTTTCAGAGAGTCCGTACCGCTCGCCGCGAACATGACGCCGACCGCCATTGCCCCGATCGCACCGAGGATCGTCGACAGGCCGCCGGTGAGCGTTGAGAACGCCGCGTTCAATCCCCACACACCAACCGCAACCACCGTGAATCCGACCGCCGCCGCGGTGAGGCCCGCTAACAGGACCTTCGCACCAGGTCCCAACGCATAGAAGTAGTCCGCCAGCTTCTGAATCAGTGCCGTCATGTTGACCAGCACCGGCGTCAGTGCCCGGCCGATCACGCCCGTCAAGTCGTCCACGGCGAACTTGAATTTCTGGACCGCCGCCGGGTTCGCCTTCTCGACAAAAGACACAATCTGCGATTGGACCGCGCCGATACCCGCCCGGAGGGCCGAGAACACTCCCTGAGACGCAGCCGCGACCTGATTCAGTTGCCGGACGACTTGGGCCAGGTCGGACGAGTACGACCCCTGCGGAAGAATCGTCGAGCCCTGCCTAGGCGTTGCCACGCTTCGCGTCCTCCGCCACGCACTTCCGGTACTCCGCCCGCCAATGCTCTTCCGTACCGCCCGCGAACCTGATCGCGCCCTTCACGTACTCGTCTTCCGTCGGCATCGTCCAAGTATCTTCCGGCGGCGCTACTGGTTCCTGGATCGCGTTCGGGTCCATGTCCTTCGCCTTCTTCAATGCCGGCTCGAAGATCAGTTTTTCAATCTGCCAGTCCGTCAATCGCCCGATGTCCCACGGCATGAGGCACCACGGCTCGCCCGTCAGAGCGCCGTACCATTCGGGGGCGAGCTGTCGGAAGGCGAGGGCCGCAGGCGTTGGATCGCTTCCCGGAACATGGTTTCCAGTCGTTCCCGCTGTTCCGGCGTGGTGCCCGGGAACGCTTCGGCGAAAAAACCCGGCACCTGCCGGATCAAAGCCGCCTCCATCTCGTCCTGCGACGCCTCGACGATCTTCATCATCTCGTCCCGCGTCAGGTCCGGGTGATTGACCCGGAACAGGCTCAGGAGAAAGAGCGGGTGGCACGCCGGGTTCGTGAGCTTCGATACCCAGCCTTCGCCGCCCGTCGCATACGCCCCGGAGTCCAGCCGGGCCATGAATGCCCGGTGCATCTGCTGCCGGGCTTCGGGCGGTAAATGGGCCGAAAGCTTCTGGTTCTCCAGGATCGCGTCGACCGCGTACAACTCTTCGAGGATCGCCTTGGCGTTCTGGTTCGGCGGCCCGAACTTCCACACCTTGCCCAAGGCGTGAATATCGGACGGAATGCCGAGTTGCTGCTGAAGGGACGGAGCCGGCGCCGTGGCCGCAGTCGGTTCGGACATAACACCTCACGAGGTTAAGACGCGGTCTGGTACGGCATGATGCCGTTGACTTCGAGTTCGGCCGTGAACGACTGGGCTTCCCGGAGCTTCACGCCGGGCTTGTAATTCGAGACGATGCACAAGACGTTGTGGTAGCCCAGTGTACCCGTCTTGGTAAACAGGAAGTCGAACAGGGCCGACGTGCCGATGTTGAAAAACGACTCTCCCGTCGGCGTCCCCAGGTCGATCCAGCCGGAGACCGTGATCTTGCCGTCGGCGATGTTGGAGGATATTTTCTCCTCCCAGATGACAAGGTTCGAGTCCTGCGGCGACTCGAAGTTCGTCACCTTCAGGACTTCGAGGGCCTTCGTGGCGTCCCACGCCGTGAGGCCGCCGATGATGGTATTGCCGACCCCGTTACGGATGCGTCCCGAGCTTCCGGCAGCTGGTGTGAATGCCACTGTAAACCTCCTACACGTGGTTCCCTTCGACCAACAGCACGTACGTCAGCTTGTTGGCCCCGTCGTTGTTGAGGATCTTCAACGACTTGTTCGATGCGTCGACCGTGTACCCGGTCTTCCGGCCCGCCCAGAACGGCACGGAGTCCATGTAACCCGTCCACGTCTGCGCCGCGGCCCCGAGGTTCAGGACCAGTTGCGTCGCCGCGGCGTTGCCGACCGTGAACGAACTCGCGGCCGTCGTCCCGTCCGGGTTAGCGATCTGGTAAATGATGAGCTGCTTCACCGTTTGCAGCCCCGTCGCCGACCCGTCCACGAGCAGGACCGACCCGTCGAAGAAGTTCAGTGTCTCGGTCCCGGCAGCCGCCAGTTGCCGGATGTCGTAGATCGTCGAGTCGGCCTTGCCCGTACCCGTCCCGTTCGTCAGGCTCGACAGCATCTGGATCTGCTGCGCGAACCGGTTCGGCGAAGCACTCGCGCCGACCAGTAGCGCCGGGACGGGCCACGTCGCCGACGCCTGGATCGTCAGGCCGGCCGCGAATTTCGTGACCGTCATCGACGTCGCCACTTAGTTCACCTTTGCCTGAACCTCGTAATTCAGCGTCCCCATGTACGCCTGCTTGCCCTCCGCATCGACCTGCGGGGCCTGGCTCCGCCGCTCCTCCGTCCGCCGGCACTCCATCTCCTGCTGACCGGTGATCGTGAACGTCGCGAAGTCGTATCCGCCGCCGGCCGTCGCGCCCGTCGAACCGTACTTGAGCCCGATCAGGAGCAGGTCCACCGTCGTCAGAGTGTTCGCCCACACTTCGAGCCGGAACCGGGTCGTTTCGATCGGGTTGTACTCGAAGTCGAACTCCGGCGTGGTCCCCTCGTCCACTAGGTTCACGTATGGCAGTTCCTGCGTCAGACCGCCCGCGTCCGTCTGCGGGACCCCGTCGAACCAGATGTTCGGCTTCGTCACGCCCGTCATGGTGATGGCGGCGTAACGGGCGATGACGGCGGCAATGACCGACTGGACCAAACGTCAGTCCCCCGGCAGGAATTCCCGGCCGATCCAGAAGTAAAAGGTGTCGATGTTCCCGACCCCCTGCTGAATCTGGATCGAGTCCAGCATGTAAGTGTTTCCGTTCGCGTCGATGACCTTGTCGCCCGTCTGGGCCGCGTTCGCGAGCAGATAAATAATGTGGGTCACGAAGATGTTCCGCTGGGCGTAGACCGCCTGCTCCTGACCGCTCATGCCCCGGATGAGACATGGCACTGTCCCCGAGGTCCGCGCGATCCACGTCCGCACCGATCCGCCGGAAGCGTCAATCGAGTTGACCTGCCGGTAGACGGTCGCCGTGTGCTGGAGAAGGTCCGCAAACGCCATAAACTCACCACGGGCCCGCGCCGGCCACGGCCGGCATGATGTACTCGGACAGCATCCCGGCCACGAACGGCGACACGAACCTTGCCGACGCCCATGTGGGCGGCGCCATGATCGCCGCCGTCTGGTACGAGTAACCGTTCAGACTTTCGCTCGACAGAATCCGCCCGTACTTCCGGATCTGCCACTGGGCCGCCGCTTCGAGGTACGCCGCGTCCGCCAGCACCGGCGGGATCGCGTCCGCCGGCCAGCCGGCCCAGTAGGTCACCTTCAGCCGACCCCGGTCCGCCTGCCGCGTGTTCGCAAGCCGCGTCGGGGGCCTCGACCACCGGCCGCACCAGACCGACCACGGCCCGTTGATCGCTTCGAGCATTGGGGCCAGCCCGAACCGGCCGTCCTGGTCGAGGTCATAGACCAGGAAGTCCGTCCCGTATGTGAGCGGCGTGCCCGCACTGGTCGCGTACGGCTGCTCGCAGGACAGAACCACCGGGTCCGCCGTGCCGGCCGGCACGTTCAGCACGTTCACCGGCCGCCACTTGAGCAACAGCCGGTAGTCGTCCACCGGCGCCCGCCACTCGTCCGCGATTAGCTTCAACTTCACCGGCGACCTGATCGCGTTCTGGATCGTCGTCTCGACCCCGGCCAGAATCTGAACCAGCGTTGCGTCGTCCGTGCAGGTGGAAATCCCCAACCGGCCTTTGAGGAACGTCAGGTTCGTCCAGTTGAGCACCACCGGCGTCCCCCAACAAAAACGGGCAACGGCGTTCGTACTCGCCGCCGCCCGTGGAATGTCCGACGACCGACCCGGATCAGCTTCCGCCCTGCTCGTTCACCCAGCCGCCCTTGTTGACCGGCACCGCGTGCCGCTGGGCGAAGATCGCCAGCGAAAGCGTCACGCTCGTCCCGGTGACGGTCGCGAAGCCGCGGACGTACCGCCGCATCACGTTGAACGAGATCAACTGCAACGACTCGGCCGCGGAAATGGTCGTGAACACCGCCAATGGAATGTCCACCCAGACCGAGTTGTCCGCCGACTCCTGCATCTTGATCGCGGCCGTACCGGCACCGGCGACCGCCGAGGACGTCACGATGGCGGTCGCCATCTTGGCGTCGGCATCGACGAGGTCCACGGCCGTCAGACCGCCCGTCGCGGAGACGGGGGTCGCGAACGTATTTCCGGGACCGATAATCGCATTGCTGCCAACGTCGAGCAGAATTCCCACAGACATACCAGTCTCCTGTAAAAGTCAGGCGGACGGGCCGCCGCAAGAATCAGCTCATTAGAAGCTGCTTGTAGTACGTGAACGCACCGGGGTATCGCGGCACGCAGTCGCAGAACAGAATGCCCCGCACCAGCGTCTGGTCCGCCGCGAACGCCGTATCGCCCTGGTTGGCCGTGGCGAACTCCATCGCCCCGTAAATGCCCTGGAAGAAGTGCTCCCAGGCACCGCCGAAGACTTCGGTGAGCGTCGCGCCCGAGGAACCCTTGACCTGGTTGTTCCGCACCTGCGAAGAGGTGATGAGCGGGTAGCCGCACCAGTTCTCGCCGAGCGGATATTCGACGCCCCTGGTCAGCGACTGGACGAACGGACCTTTGTTGTCCGCCGCCGTGACCGCGTCCGCACGCCGGGACAGGATGGCGCCCTTCATCTTGCCACGCATGATCCACTTGAAACCTTCAATGTCGAACGACCGGTCCTCGATCGCCGCCGCCATCCGGTAGCCGTCTTCCGGGTTTAGGACGTTGCCGTTCGTCGCCACGCCCGACGGGATCGGCGGCCCGACCGCGTAGTCGTACAGTTCGGTCGAACCCGTGTACTGGATGATGCCTTTCGGACGCCCGCCGCCGGGCCCGTACAGGCAGTCGTAATCGAAGTTGAGAGCGACCGTCTTGACGATGTCGTTGCGGAGCAAGGCGTCGGAGAACGCCGTGGCGAACCGGAATAGTTCGTTCGGCACGCGGATCAGGACAGCGTTCTTCTTCGCCTGCATCGTCACTTCGCCGGTCGTCGGGTTCGACTCGGTGATCGCCGTGTTTTCCGTGATCCAGTAGCCCGTGCTCGGCCCGGTCACCCGCGGGGCGACCCACTTGCCGCTCGGGGGCAGCGGAACCTGAGTCGCGCCGGCCCGGTTCACGGCCGACTTGTTGCGGATCAACGGGATCAGGTCGCCCATCGTCGGGGGCGCGACCAGCGTACCGCCGATCGTGTCGTTCAGGTACGACATGGCGGCCTTGCGGACCGTCCCGCTCGCGTTGTTCTTCGCGTTCCACTCGATCTCGTCCCGGTCCGCCGTTTCGCCGAACGAGGCCGCCAGCACGTCGCAATACTTTTCGGTCGCTTCGTGGTGGGCGCTCTCGTCCTTCAGGAACGACTTGGCGACCGGCATCAGGAACCCGGCCCCGACTTCCGAGTGCAGGCCCTGCGTGTCCGCCAGGCCGCGCCGGAACGCCTTGGTCACTTCCAGTTCCAACTTGGCTTCCGCCGGGTCGATGGCGCCCGTCAGGACGCCAAGGAGCTTCGACAGCCGGAACGGCCGTGACTTCATGACTTGTTCGCCGCGGCCCGAGCCGGGGCCGCCCTGCGCGGGGAACCCGTTCAGGCTGGCCGGCAGCGTGCCCGCCGGGGTTTCCGCCATCTTGCGGATGGCCGCGTTCGTGGCGACGAGGTCGTCCGTCGGAACGGCGGCGAGCGGGTCAGCTACGGCAGGCATTTCAAAATCTCCGTGTGGACGGCTAAACCTTGGTCAGCGCGGGGAACAACTGCGGGAACTTCCGCACGTTCTCCTGGTACTCGGCGAGCGCCTTCGCCCGCCGCGCTTCTTCCTTCTCCGCCTCCCGCTCCTTGCGGCCCTTGCGAATCTCCGAAGCCGGGGGCGTGTTCGGGTTGGTCGAGACGCCGTCGGCCGCGAGCGCTTCGGCCACGTCCCGCGTGGTCCAGCGCTTCGGCGCGTAGCTGGCCTTCGTGATGAGGATGAGTCCGGTTTCGGACTTGGAGACCGGCTCCGGCTCGTCGACCATCGCGTCCTGCTCGTCGGGCTTGTCGTCGAGGTCGGCGCCGACCATGTCGCCGTTGGCCTTCAGCTCGTTCACCGCCGCCCGGAGGTCGTCGAGGATCTTCTTGAGCCGCTTCTTGCCCTTCGCGTGCTCGCACTGCGACAGGCCCTGTTCGATGTGGTCCGCAATGTCGGAGACGCCCTGCGCACCGTCGTAGGAGTGCTTGGCGGTCGGAGTCGGCATCGATGGGCCGGTCTGGGCCGCGTCCGAGTCCGGCCCCATGTTCTGCGACATCATGTTTGCTGCGGACATGGCCTTCGTTACTCCCCGCGATGGCGTGATGATGAGCGGGTTCGGGGGAACCACGACGGAAGCCGTGCGGTTCAAGGCCGCGAACGGCCGAAGTGACTTGAGGATGACGGGGTCGAGTGGCACGCCGGCCAGCCGCCCCTTCTCGACGAGAATGGTCAGGGCTTCCGGGTTGACCGGCGCCGGCGTCGCGGAGTATTCGAGGAGCTGCCAGTCACGGAAGTGCATCGGCGGCCGGCCGAGACTCTTGCTCACCGGCCCGAGCGGCGAATACGCGCCGGGCTCGTTCCGCGGCACCATGCCCACGGACCAGCCGTTCAGAATGTCCGACTCGTACAGGCGGAACAGGTCCTCGCCCATCTTCGTCGGGGCGAAGAACGTGTCGGCCAGGAGTCGGTCGCCGACCATGCGGACGGAGTAATTCCCGCCCGGGTCGGTGGACTTGGCCACGGGGAGCGTGTAATCGCCCTGCCCGTGGTCGTAGTAGACGAACGGGTGATCGCGGTGATAGGAAAGGTCGGCCCCGCCCGGCTCGATGACATCCTGTTGCTTGTCTTCAAGCGCCGTGCAGATGACGTGCGTAATCTTGAGCGTCTTCGGGTCGCACGCCACGGCCTTCCGGACCGTGCCGAACTGGACCGCGACGCCGCCGAAGGATGAGTAGAGCCGGGCGCCGTGCGCGTCGGCTTTGGTCGCCTTGAGTTCTTCAGACCACGTCGGGGGGAGCGAATCCGCCATGCCCCCAGAATGGGGGCGGAGGGGGGAACTACCTTAAATGCCCGGATCTTCGTCGGGGTGAATGAACGATGTGCGTTCGTACTTCATTTCTTCGCCGGGCTTGGTGTGATAATGCCGATACACCGTCCGTCCGTCCGGTAATTGGTCCTCAAATACCGTGTGACTCTCGCCAGTCAACAAGTCTTGTATCTCGGCGGGAACGATTTCTTCTGTCGGCGGAAGAAGTAGCTTCAGGCCGTCAAGCGGGCCGCCATTGAATTCAAGTGGTTCCATTGTCGCCCCCTGATTTTTCGTCCTGCTCCTTCGCCAGCTCCTCCACCGCGTTCGGGTTATCCCTCAGATGCTGAATCAGTTTCTCCACGTCGCCCGGTTCGCCGTACCGGGCCGTGTCCAGTATCGCGAGTTCGACGACACGGGCTTTCTCGACGGGGGTCATAAATGGCTCCTGATCCACGGAGACAAGAATGCCCCAACAAAACCGCCTATCGCCGCCGGAAACACGACGTTGATCAAAAGCCATTCGCCAAGACTAGGACGAGGCGGATTCCAATTCACTGTCATCATACGGTCAGTGCCTCCACCTGATCAGCATAGCCGGCCGCGAAGGACTTCGCCACGTCCGGCTTCCCATACACAGGCCGCACCGCGACCTTGCCCGTCAGCTTCGGCACACTCTCGCCCGGTATGTACCACACCCGCCGCTTGCGGTCGTACCGGCCACCTAGGTCACGCAACTCCTGCTTGTACGGGAACAGGTTCCCGCTCACCTCGTGCGGGTCGACCAGCCCCCTTAGAGCCGTCCGCGTGTCCTCGCCCATGAGCAGGTGCGGCGACAAGGGACGCGGGTTGAGGTTGTACGGGCCGGGCGATGGGCCGGGCCCCGAAGCAGACGGCAACTCGCTCCCGGACATGAGCGGCTTGCCGCGCGTCCCGCCGTGTACGTTCGCGCCCTCCTGCGCGAGTTCCTTCAGGTATTGCGTGCGGACCTCCGTCGGGACCGGCTTGCCGGCCTTGAGCGCGTCCGCGATCGACTCACGGTGCTCGGGGAAGTGGCTGAACGTCTCGGGGAGCCGCTTGCCGGACGTCTTGGCGTACTCCTCTTTGGTTTGTTGCCAAGGTTCGAGGGCCGGAGTCGGTGCCGCGTTCTCCGGCGCGAACAGCGTCCCCTTGTCTTCCGCCCCCATGTCCGCCGCCGTGCCCATCTCCGGCTGCGGCTCGCCCGTACGGTCCCGCTCGCGGTGCGCGTCGTCGAGCGACAACTGAGTGCCACGGTTCGCGGTGAACGTCTTGGGGAGTGTTTCGACGAGGAGATTCTTCTGACCGCCGGACGTGTCCGACTCTACTTGCTTTCCGCCTTCGCCTTCCGGTGCGCCGCCAACTTCGCCTCGAACGCCTTCAGCCGCTTCGCCGCCAGATGCAGCCTCGCCAATCTCGGCGGGGGAGTGTACGTCGAGTCCTTCGTCTTTCCGTCGCTGTTCTTCGACATGGGCCGCCTGCTGCTCCCGTTCAAAGTCCCGCAACAACTGCTCGTGATGCCTCGCCGCACCTTCCGGTGTTAATTTACCCGCCGTCAACTCGTCCATCAAGTGATAATGCTCGTGGACGTCGTCGCCGTGCTGCGACAAATCGCCCGTCTCCTTCAGTTCCTTTGCCAGCGTATCGAGGTGCTGATTCCCCTTGCTCCCCTGCTTGTTCTTGAATACGCTCGCCGGCACCCCGTTCTCGATCGCCTCCTTCACCGACCCGAACGTACGCTCGTAGGCGTCTGGGTCCAGACCGCCGTACCGCCGGACCGCGTCGGCCAGCGTACCGGCCCGGATCTTCGGGTTCTTCGACAGGTACTCACGCTTCTTCTGCGGGGTCTTAAGTTCGCCCGGCTTGATAATCTTCGCTGTCCCCGGCGCGACGTCCTTATCACGGGACATGATTTCATGCTGGAGCTTCGCGTCCTCCTCCGACGTGTGCAGCGAGTGCCTTAACTCGCCCTCCGGCGTCTCCCACTGGACCGCGAACTTCTTGCCTTGCCGACGGGCCGTCAGCGCACCCTCGCCCCGACGCGGCTTCAGTGTCCCGGTATCCGTCACGCCGGGAGCTTCACCGCCCGGCGCGTGCTCTTCCGTAGCCGCGGTCGGCGAGACTTCCGACGGCACCGGCGGTTCCTGACCCCGTGCGGCCCGCTGCCGCACTTTCTCCAGGTCCATCCATTTTGCTTCGCCCGCGTTCAGCCGGCCCTCTGCCGGCGTCCACGTCGCGGCCACCGCGTCCGGGTACTCCTTTGCCAGCGCCGTAATCGCCCCGATGACGTTCTTCGCGCCCGCCGCGCCCTTCGCCTCCTTGTCCGTCGCCCCCGCGCCCTTCAGACCGCCCCAGTCGACGTGCAGCGTCCCGCCGGACTGGTGGACGTTGACGTGCCCGCCCTCCTTGCCGTCGGGGCCGTAGATGACGTGCTTCGTCAGTTGGCGACCGTCGATCCGCTTGCCGCCCGGTTCGCCCTTGCCGAGTGTGACGCCGCCAGATGGTTTCGGTTCGTCAGGTTGCCCGACGAGGGATTCCGGGGTCTCGTCGCCGGGCTCGCGGGCGGGAGGTGTTGGTGCGGGATTCGACTCGGCCGCTTTCTCCCGCTGCCGAGCTTCTTCGTCCTTCTGCTTGACATGCGTTTCCAACTGTGGATGCGCTTCGATCTCCGCGTCCGTCATCCCGTGGTCTTCCTTCGCGGAATTCTCAATCGACGTCATGTAGGCATCGAGCGATTCAAGGTCGTCGGATCGTGTCGGATCAATGCCGCGCTTCTTTGCCATCCGTTCTGCTTCGTCCACCTCCGCCGGGGAGTAATTGAAATCCAGCATCTGCTTCTTCCACGCATCGATATGCGTTTGCGTGACGTTGTGGCCCGGAACCGGGCGCTTTGCGGTCGGCTCTACGGTCTCCTTCGCCGCCGGCGGGTTCGCGTCTTCCGCACCCGCGTACTTCCCGTAGTCCGCCGCCAGTTCCGGGTTCTTCTTCAGGTGCTCCTTCATCTGCTTGCCGAACCACGCCCGACTCTCCCGGTTGTTCTTCTGAGCGAGCGCGTTCTGGCTGAAGTTGCTGCCCGCGAACGGGCCTTTGCCCTCCTGCGATTCACGCAACCAACGCGACTGCCGCTCGTGGCCTTCCTTCAGCCGTTCCGCCACCTCACGCGGGGTCGGGGCCGGCTTCGCCACCTTCCCGTGAATCCCCTCCGCCTTCGCCGATGCGAACCGAGCCAGCTTGTCCAGCAACACGTCCCGCTGTTCCGTCACCGGCAGATGTTCCGCGACGTTGCGACCCAGCACCTTCTTCGCCACCGCCGCCAGGTGCTCCGGATCGCTCAACCGAGTCGCCAATCGCTGCCGTACCGCCGCCTGATCCCGCATCGCCGAATTCGGGTTCAGCAGGTGCTTCGAGATCTCACCGACCGGCGAACCCTCGTCGCCCCGCGGCGGTTCGGCCGGCACGACCTTGTCGAGTGCCGCCGTCTTGTCCGCCGGCGCCTGCTCCGGGGTCGGGGCCGGCTTCTCTTCGCCCGCCGGTGTGTGCGTGACGACCGCGCCGTCCTGATACTTCGTCTCCGCGCCGTCCGCCGTCCGAACCAGTCCAGTATGCCCTTCGCCCGGATGCTCACGGCCCAGCGCCTTCACCGCCAGCCGCGACGACAGGACCGCCAAGGGACCCTTCGCACCGTCCACACCCAGCGTCTTCGCCAGCCCATCCAACTCATCCGGCGAGAACTGCTTCAGCCACGTCCCGTACTCGTGAGCCGCCCGCACGAACGACTCCGGATCGTGCGCCGTATCCTCCATCTCTTTCCGCAACGGCTTCGCGGCTTCGAGCAGGTCGTCCGGCGACCACGGGCCGAACTCGACCGGCTTCCGCGTCGGCTTCGGCTTATCCTCTTCCGCCGGCGGTTCCGGGGCCGGCTTCTCCGCCCCCGCGGGCGTCTTCGCCGCTTCCTCTTCCGCCTGTTTCTTTCGCCACGCCGCAGCACGCTCCTTGATCTGCTCCGCCTCACTCGATGGCTTGCCCGTAGCCGCGGGAGATGATCCCATGCCCATCGCCGCATCGAGGTCGGGCGAATGCCGCAGGGGCTGATCTTTCGGTTTCGCCGCCTCCGCCGGCCGGCTGAAAAAGTCGTCCAGCGCCTCGTTCGGCCGCATGTCACCAGGCTTGCCCGACGGCTTGTCACGCTCAGCGACCGGCTTCATCCCGAACGGGTCTTCCTTCTGCTTCTTCGGCAACGCCGCAGGCTTCGGCGGCCCCGCGACATCGCCGCCGCCCGCGACCCACTTCGCCAGACTCGCCGGCGTATGTCCGCCGTGCGTACCCGCATGACGCCGGAACTCGTCCACGACCTTCGGCGGCAAGCCCTCGAAGAACTTCGAGAGCATCCGCTCCAGACGCGCCGGGTCGCCCGGCATCGCCCCTTCCTTCACGTTCGCGATCAGCTTCTGGGCCTGGGCCACTGTCTCGATCGTCTTCGCCAGTTGTGGCGAACCACGCTCACCCGGCGCGCCCTGTTCGTCGACGTGCTCCGACTCCGGGCTCCGCGGCTGCGCGACGTTCGGCATCCCGTGCTGCTTCGACTGCTGCGCGCCCTGGATCGCCCGCACCATCGCCATCCGGTCCGACGGCCGGGTAATGGCGAGCAGGTGCTGGACCCCTTCCGGCGAGTGCGCGAGCCGGTCAATGTCCGCCTTGTCGATCCATCGTCCCGTGCGGTCGCGGGGATGCTGCGACTCGATGTACGCCTTGTTGATTCGCTCTTCGCGGGACGGGTCGACCACGGCCGACAAGACCGACGGCAGCGAACCGTTCAATTCCGCCGCGATCTTCAGGCCGACCACGGCGTCCCGCCGGCCCTTCGCATAAGCGTCGCGGACGGCCCGCTCGATCTCGTCGAGGACATCGGGGCTGGACATGGGCTACCCCGGCAATGGAGACAAGCCGAGGAAGACTCGGACTTCGTTCACATCCGCCTCGCCAAGATTGAACCGGCGATTCATTTCCTCAAGCTCCACGACCTTCATGTCGTAAAGCTGCTCTAGTTCGGCGTACGTCGTCGGTTCGATGTCCATGCGTTACCCCAGCGATTCGACAAGGGCACGAAGTGACTTCGACAACTTCCCCGGCAGACTCCCCTGACCCGCCGCGTTCCCCGGCTTCGACGGGCCGCCGGGCGCTTGCGACTGTCCCATGCCGCCAGCACTCCCACCTGCCCCGGCGCCACCGTCCACGCCACCCGGGCCGCCGCCCTGTCCGAGCAGTTCCGCCATCTGCGACTCGGCGTCGCCGCCCGGCTGCATCGCCTCCTTACCGATCAGCTCGTCGCCGCCCTCGACGTCGTCCTTGCCCGCCCAGCCGCGCAACTCGTTCACCGTCACGGCGGAATACTTGGCCAGTAAATCCTGCTTCTTCAGGTCGAAATCCTTGTCATCGATCTCCGGCACACTGATCTGGACAAGCGTGTCCTTCTCGTACGGGTACACGACCTGCTTCGTCAGGAATTGCGAGATACTCCGCGCCTTCGGGCCGAGCGTGTTCGTGTAGAACTGCTTGAGACTCGCGAACAACTGCGAATAGCTGCTCGCCTCGACGATGCCCGCCACGGCGGGGGGAACCCCCAGGACCGCCAGTGCGAACTTGACCATCTGGTCCCACGCCTTGTCGTAATCCATCTGCCGCGGCTCGGTGAAGAACTTGTCGAACTGCACGCCCTCGCCGTTCGTGAACGCGAGCCGGTTCGCGTTCCGGCTGCCCGAAAAGTCCTGCTGGAACTTCGCCGAGATGGTTTCGAGCACCTCCGGACTCGCGCCCTTGATCGTCGCGATGCCGTCGGGCCGGAACCCATGGTCCATCGCCGCCTTCCACGACTGCGAAATCGCCTCGACGACGTCGAACTCCACGCCGGCCGCCGTCAGCGGCGAATAGCCATCCCACCGGTACAGGGGGTGATAGAGCCGGTGTCGTTTGATCTCCCGGCCGTCCAGGATGACGCCGAGATTCGAGCCGCCACCCAGGCCGAGAACGTCCGCGAACGCGCCGCCGGGATAGTACGGGGCCAGCCGCCACGCGCCGTAGGGATACGCACCTTCCGGGTTCAGACTCGCGCCCTCGTACATCGGCGACATGAGCGCCGTCGGCAGCACGTAGAACTCCGACGGCGGGGCCGCATACCCCAACTGGCTCGGCCGGCACCACAGGAACGCCGTGCCAGTCTGGCCCTGCTGGATCACCCAAGCCGTGAGTAAGTCCGAGATGGTCTCCGTCTCATTGACGTGGTCGAAGAGCTGCACGAACCGATCGGTGCGCGGGGCCTCGATCAGATCGTCGTCGTGGTGTTCCGTATTCGCCAGCGGGCCCTTCGACTTGCGGACGATCCGAGCCAGCCGCCGGGCCTTCTTCGACTTGAATACCGGCTGCTGGTTCCGCTTCATCACCCGCAAAGTCGAGCCCGCCATCGCCGTGCCGACGGCGCAGTTCGCCAGGTACAGGACGCCGGTGAAGTGCTGCGACTGGGCGAGCCGGTTATCGGTCGCGGGGCCGGGCGGGTCGCGGCGGAACGTGCTGGTGAGTAGCCGGACGGCCGGCGCGTTCGCACGCCGGGCCGCCTCCTCGGCGTCGGTCAGGGGAACCGCCTTGCCGCGGTCCTTGTACAATGTCGCCAGCATGACGGGGATTGTCGGGCCGGCGGGGGGAACCAATGAGCGACAAGAGCTACGCGAAGGTCACGTGCGAACTCGGAGACGAGGATGGGCGGATAGCCTGTTCAATTACTCACGTCCGATACACGAACAACTACGCTGATGAGGAAAACGAACTCGCCAAAACCACCGCAATCACTCTCGCCATTGACATGGTCCTACAGGACGTGGCAATCCATCATGGTAACGTCTCCGATTCCGAAGAATTGTTGGCCCTTGCTCTGAAAAACAGTTTGGAATACGGCTGCGCAGACAACGAAGAACTGATGGCCGCCATCAAGAAGTGGCTCAACAAGACCCACAACTACAAGTATCCCAGTGTATCACCCGAGTTCGCCGGGGGAACCCCGTGACCTGCTCGCAGTGCTACCAACGGCCGGCGGTGTGCGTCGCCGAGGTGTCGACGTCCGACCGCGGGGACGTCTGGGATTGCACCAATGGACCGATCGAACTCTGCCGGGTCTGCCGCGACCTGCTCCGGCGGGGGCTGCTGCAACTGTCGGGCGAGAATCCCCGTGACCTCATTTCGTTACTCGTCCGCGACCTGCCCGCCGAACCCGCGAAGAGGCGCCGATGAAAGACCTGTGGCCTGAACGAATCAAGCTCAGAGCGAACACATATGTTTTCCGCGGCGGGCCACGCGACGGAATGATTATGCGAAAGCCATTCCCCGAAGGTGACATCCTGTTCCCGGAGTGGATGACCGATAACGCGCACCGCTATACCCGTAAGGGCAACGCGATGGTATACGTCGGTGCCGACTCGTGGCGAAAACTGGATCGGAAAATCAAGAAGAGAAAACGTCCGACCACTACCAGTTGAACGACACCGTCACGTCGGGCGTCGTCAGCTTGTTGAACGCACCCGACGTACTGTCCACTTGGTCCTTATAGTTTCCGGCCGGGAACCCTTCCAACTCCGTCAGGTACGCCCCGTTCCATGAGCCGGCCACGAGGTAGACCAAGCCACCCTTCGCGGCACTCGCTACCGGTTCGGCCCGCAGTTCCTTCGATCCCTTCCCGCCGACGTCGTCGGCTTCGATGATATGCCCGGCGAGTTTGGCGATCAGGCCGCGGCGGGCCGCGCCGTCCTTATCGAATACCGGCGACTCGAAGTAGGTTCGGTCGAACCCGGGCCGCTTCCGATCGGCAATCGCCGTCTGCAAGATCATGTCGTCGCGGTCGGCCGGCGACCACCGGCCGCGAATAACATCACCGACCGGGAACCTGGCGTCCGCGCCCTTGCCGTGCCGGCCCATGAGAACCCCGGACGTGTAGCACGCCGAGTCCAACCGACTGGACGCCAGGTCCCAATACCGCACCCACGTCGTTTCAGCTGGCGTCTTGTCAACTGGCAGGCCAAACCAGTCTCGGCGGAAGAAGGTCCCACCGCGTGGGATCGGGTTGAGCCGGTACAGGCCTTGGAACCCAATGCCCATAATCCGCTCTTTGTCCGCTAACGACTCCTCGTTGAACGCGTGACGGCAGAGCGCCTCACCCACGGCCCGGCCGATCGGATCATTTTCTTCGGCGAGTGCCGGCAATCGAATGTATTCCCAGTTCGGACCGTCCGGGCTATCAAGTATCCGTCCAATGAGGTCCCCGGGATTCCATCGGGCGTGGATAACGACCGCGGCGCCGCCCTGCTGGATACGCGGGGTGATGTCGTCCATGTGCCATTCCCACACGTTCTCCTGCACCGCCGGGGAATCGGCCTCCTCCCGGTTCTTGAACGGGTCGTCGCAGATCCAGAGGTCGACCGGCTCGCCGGCAATACCCACCCCGGCGCCACGGGCGATGTAACTCGACCCGTTCGACAGGTTCCACTCCTCGACGGCTTGCTTGTCGCCGTACGCCAGGCCGAGCGAGTCGACGATCCGGGACGTCCACCGGCTGACTTTGTTCGCGTACCGCTGGTTGTAGGTGCCGATACCGACCCGTAGGCCCGGGTTGCGGAGCATCCGATAGAGTGGATAGCGGACCGTCGTCGACCACGTTTTGTAATGTTGCGGCGGCCACGAGATGAGCAGCTTTTTCAGTTCGCCGCGGGTGACGCGGGCGAGTTGCTTCCGGACGTATTCTAGGTGCGCGAAGTCCCAATTCAGTTCGGGCGAGACGGCTTTCAGCCACGGGGTGAAGCCGCGCCGTTCGCGGTCGCGATCACGTGACGCCGTCGTCTGTTCCGACGCCGACGAGCTCGCGGGGCCGATCCCCAGCACTTTCTCTAGGATCTGCCTTCCGCTCTCGTAACGCGTTGACGCTGCCGGGTTGGGCATACTGTTGAATGATAGCCAACGCTTCGAGCACGTCGTGCCACGTCTTCGGCTTCATGTTCGGACGGGCGAGTGCCTGACAGGACTTTTCAGCTATCTTTTCTAGGGCGTTGACGAATTTAATGACAGCCCGTTCGCCGTAGAGCTCGAAGACGTGAACGTCCCACGCGTCGGACCGTCTGACCCAGTCCCACTTGGAAGAGATGGTGGCCCACGATCCTGGGACTGGCGGTAGCTTTTCTTCGCTTTCCAGTGCCTCTCGATCAGCATTCTTGAATGTGAGCCGATATTCAAGGTAGGCGAGTTGTAAGGTACGTCCCGGTCCAAGATTACGGTAGAGGAGAAAGCATCCGTAATCGTCGTATGGCTCGTCTTTCTGTTGTTCCCAGAGTTGCAGTTCAATACCTCCCGCCGGCCGTCCTATCTTCGCACCATTCGGGGGAACCGTCCCCGATGGGTTTCCGCCTACCGGTACTGCCATTCCGGGTTCGGTGCTTCGTTGTCGGCCTCGATCTTCTCGCAGACGGCACCGCGTGCCAGGATCAGACATACGGCGACGACGATCAGGCATCCGGTGATGGCGGTACAGCGGATCGCGTCGGAGAGAACGTCGGTCTTAATCGCAGTCGTCTCGTGGGAGTGGGGTCAAGTAATCTTGACTCTACCCCGCGAGTGGTCGGCGCGCAAGTGTCCCTCACTGTTCCACCTCGGACTCCGCCCTGGCCTCAGCGAATCGCCGCAGGAATTTCTTGTCCCGTTCCCACTGCCACGGTGACACTCGGAACCGACGCCAGACGTACCACCACGTGCGGATTCTTGTTAGCACGATTTCAACTCCTCCCTCTTCCTCCCCCTACGCCGTGCCGCTCCCCGAATCGCCCGACGTTTCACGAGGTGGACCGAGGTAATTTTGCGGCGCTGTTTTGCGGTTTCCCTTGGTTTTACTAGTAATTTCGCGTGTTCCTGATCGCGTGTAAAGCGAGCGCTCTACCGCTGAGCTAAGCGACCCGTGAAGTTTTATGTCCCTTCGTTGTCGATGGTTATGGCTGTTTCTGGTTGGGGTTGACCACTCGCTGTTTTCTGGGGTAGAGGGAGGGCGTCTCCCCGAATGGCGGCGGCAAAGTCATGGATCTGGCAAATCTGTCCGCCGGGCGGGTTGGGATTAGGTTTGGATGTTTCGTAGGTGGCTTCGAGTTCGTCGGAAAGTTCTGCACACCGTTCCCGCTCGGCGGCCGTGGCGGCGTCCCAAGCCTCTTCGGCATCGAAGAATGCTGCATTTAAAGCTGATCTTAGGTCTGGATTACATGCCTCAAGCCTAGCGGCCCACCACTTGTTGAACGTCATGACTTGCCCCTAGCAATCTCACGCTCAAGCTACGGACGGCACGGATGCCACGCAAGGCCACCTTCCCGCCGAAGCTGCATACACACGCCGGCCGTGCCCGCGTCAAGTGGCAGGGCAAGTGGCACGACTGCGGCCGGGCAGGTACGCCTGAGGCCGATCGCAAGCACCGCCGGTTGTGTCTGACGTGGGCGAATGACCCGACGGCGCAGATCCTCGACACCACGGCGATGAGCGTGGCGGAGCTGTGCCTGGCGTACCAGCGAGCAAGGCCGTACCCCGACGGGGAGCGGGTGCAGATTACCCGGGCGATCGCGTTGCTACTGGAAGTGCACCAGGACACGCCGGTGGGCGAGTTCGGGCCACTGGCGCTGGGGGCGTGGCAGAGGGGGCTCGCGGATAGGGAAAGTACCGAAAAGGTCGTCAAAGGTCGCAAAGAAGGGGAAAGGTCGCCGCTCTACACCCGCTCCTACGTCGCCAAACTGGTCCGCATCGTCCGCGCCATCTTCCGCTGGGGCGTCTCGGTCGAACGGATCGAGCCAGGCCAGTTGCAGGCTCTCATGACCGTCAGAGGATTACGTCCCGGTATGGCTCGGGAACCACGCGAAGTTCTTCCAGTACCCGATGACGTTCTTGAGAAGGTGCTACCGTTTCTAACGGCCCCTGCTTCGCGCCTGCTGCGCGTTCTCCGGCTGACCGGCGCGCGGCCGTCTGAGTTGTTCGGGCTGCGTCCGTGCGACCTGAAGCGATCGGGCGCGGTTTGGGCGTACCGGCCGGCGAGGCACAAGACCGCGGGGCGGGGGAAGGGCAGGGCGGTACTGTTCGGGCCGAAGGCGCAGGCTGTGCTGGCGGAATGTGGAGTCGAGGGCGAGGCGCCGTACTTCCTGCATCGCCGCGGCACGGTCTACAACCGAAACTCGTTGGGTCTGGTCTTGAAGCGGGCCTGTAAGCGGGCGGGAATTGAGCGGTTCACGGTTTATCAGTGCCGCCATGCACGGGCTACTGAGATCCGCGCGGCCTACGGAATCGAGGCGGCGAGTTCGGTGCTTGGACATGCCAACCTGAAGACTACCGAGGTCTACGCCCAAGCCGATTTCAAACTCGCGGAGCGGGTGGCGGCGGAGACGGGTTGAGCGTGAAGTCTGATATTCCATCGCGCGGGTTCCAAGTTGACCAATACCCTCCGGCATCGCCAGTGTGAGCGTTCAACGCGGCCCCAAAAGTTCCGGTAAAGGTGTCGGTCATTGCCGGCTTCAGGTACTCATCGGCCGCGTCGCCACCCAAAACCGATGCTGTCGTTCCCTGAGAACAAGCCGCGTCAACGGCTTCCCCATAGCCCAACTCTCGCAGCTTGTTAAACAGAGGATGATCCTTGCACCAATACGGCGCCGCCTTCACCTCCGCCAGCACCCTCTCCCGTTCCCTCCCCGCGTCCCCGCACATGTCAAGTTGTTCCTGGCATGCGTCCAGCATCGCGGCCAGCACCACGCCATCGACCGTGGGCGAGGACAGGATCGTACGGGCGAGCGCGTGGGCGGGGGAGTCGCCTTCCGGGACGGGCTGGTACTCAACGCCGTAGATGTAGACGTGCTCTCGATTCTTCGCAGCCGATCTCAGCATGAAGGTCGGCATCGATCCGTCGTGAAGTTCCACCAGTATCTCCGCCATGCTCTCCCCCCTAAGCAACTTCCGCCACCTCAGCCCGCATGTCCTTCAGCGCCTTGGCCAGCATTTCCCACATCTGCGTCTCGTTCTCCGCGATCCCCACGCAGGAGTGGATGAGCGGGGCGTAGACGTACAGACTACCGGGAACCTGGGGGCTGGTCACGGGCTTCCACTTGTGGGCCGCAGCCCAGCGTTTCGCCGAGTCGATATCGGATTGGGTCAAGGTGCTCATCGTCGTTCCTATGGGTTGACGCGGGAATCAGTTGGATTGGCAGATGTCATCGTAACATTCGTCGCAAATCCAAATCATGGCACCGGGGAGTGCGTTCCAGGCGGGATTCTCTCGGTACTCTCCGGGCTTACCGCAGTCATCGCAACTGCCTAGCATATTTTCCGCCATTCCTTCCAGATGTTCGACGCGCTCGCGCAGTGTCGCCAACTCTTGCGCCAGTTCTTCGATAGTCATTCTCACCCCTCCGTTCCCCTCGATTATCGTTTGTTTTCCGCCCCCGCCGGCCGGGAGATTTCCGCCGGCGGTGTGGCCGTTTCTAGACGGCCGGTCGCGCAAAACTCAACAGTCGTCGTCATTTTTGACAATCCGGACGGCTGACCTTTTTTGTACGGTTGCGCGCGGTTAGACTCTGCCGGACGGACACACACCCAGAAGCACGATGCTAGTCCGGAATCATCTGCCCGAGGCGTTCTCATGTCAGCCGCGCCCACGTCAACCGTCCCGTCGATGAAGGAACTACTGGACTGCGTGGAGAGGTTCGCGCGGGCCGCGTACCCGGATTGCGAGTACGCGAGCCTGATCATTCGTCATGGTACGGGGATTCCCGACACCATCATCTTCGCTACCCCTGCCGACTGGCGTCCCGCTTCGATGCCTTTGAAGAACGCAGTTCGTCCTTGAGTTTCCGGATCATTTCGGCCTTTTTGCCCTTTGACTTGTGCAGCGTTTCCAGTGGACCCCGCAAATAGGGGTCCACGAGTTGCGCCACGGACTCCGCTTCCCCGGCGGCAACTAGGTCCGCGCACCAGTCCGCTATGTCCTTGAAAACGTTGATTCCCCTCGTGAGCTGTCCCTTGCTCTGTTCCTCGATTTCCCTCCGCGCCTTCCCCATTACGTTCTCCAGAATCGTGGACAGGCTCACTTTCGCACCTTTCGTACATGGTTGATGGTACTTGATTTCCAACACTTCCGAAAATGTAGCAGAATTTTCTATTGACCGCAAATGACAAATCATCTATGGTCTACCACACATGAGGTGTGGCATATGGTAGGAACCCCGAAGAAGCCTTTTTCGCTTTCGACAACGGCGGCGATTCTCGGCCTCGAACTCGAAGAGGTCCGGGAGCTGATGCGGTCGGGCGTTCTTACGGCATTTGACCCGGGCATTCGGACGAAGCCGCACAAGGGCAGGTACAAGAAGTGGCACTTCGACCCGGGGGAAGTGGCGGCTTACCTCGACGGCAAGATTGAAGGCGTCGTCGCGTACCGCAAGCGGAAGGGGAAGAAGAAGTGAAGCCCGAAGACGTGCCCTCAGCGTTCCCTTACTGGCACAGCCACGAACAGGCCGGCGTGGGGCATTCAGGAATGACCATTCGCGACTGGTTCGCAGGTCAGGCGTTAATGGGAATGTGTGCCAGTCCGACCATGCAAGCCACCAACGAACAGCACGCCCTAGTCTCCTACGCACTCGCCGACTCGATGCTCGCCGAGAGGGAGAAGGCTCGATGACCATTGCCAGAAAATATCGAGGTATCCCCAGCAATCTCGGCCTGATGCTGGCGAATGAGGCTTACCGCACGTCGGCAGAAAAAAGAATCGTCAATCGCCTGACAAGAAAGCCGAGCGGGTGCTGGGAATGGACGGGATGTCTGAGTCGAGGCGGCTATGGAGTAATCGGGATCGGTGGGATTTGCTTTCTTACTCACCGGGTTTCGTTTTCGATTTTCAGGACCTCTATTCCTGAAGGATTGGACTTACTTCATCGGTGCGACAACCCACCCTGTTGCAATCCTTACCACCTGTTCGTCGGAACTCGTGCGGATAATTGCCGCGACATGTACGAGAAAAAAAGGGACGCGATCTCGCGGGGCACGCATCGCGGATTTGATGTGAAGCGTGGCGAGCAGGTCGAGACGGCAAAGCTTACGTCTTCGCAGGTTCTTGAAATCAGAAGGCTCAAGACTCTGGGCGTTTCGAGTAAGGCGTTAGCCAAGCAATTCGGAGTCGATCCCTCAACAATTTCTCTGGCCTATCGCGGCAAGCGGTGGAGGCACGTGGCATGAAAGCCTCAGAACTCAAACCCCTCGACATCCTCACGACGCAAGACGTTGCGGACATCATGAAATTCACACCCGAAACGATTCAGGCCCGCGTGCGGTCCGGCAAGTTGGAACCGATCACGAGAGACAAGCCGTACAGGTTCTGGGGTCAGACCGTCATGGACTACCTCAGAATCCAAGAACTGCTCAAGCGATTGGACGTGGTGCCGACGGTCGCGGAGAAGCGGAAGTCGAACGCGGCGGCGGCGCGAGAGGCAGTGGCGTTGGGGAGAAGGTAGCGAACACGTATTCCCCGGCTCGTCGTCGGGGGATCGGGGCGGCGGATTCGGAACGCATGTCCGCCGCCCCGGAGCACAACCACGGAGGGCCTTCGATGCTTGTGCTGAGTGCAAACCTTGGCGATTCGATTTACATCGACAACGGCCGGATCGTGATGACCGTCGTCAAGGCTGGCCGGGGCCAGATTCGGCTGATGTTCGAGGCCCCGAAGGACGTGGTGATCGACCGGAAGTCCGTCCATTTGGACAAGCTTCGTGAACGTTGCGAACAAAAGGCCGGCGGCACGGCCTGACGAGATTCCCCGGGGAGCAGGACGTTCCAGACTGAGGATCGGTGACGGGGAAGGAGCCACGCCGGCCGAGTGTGCTGGATTAGGGCGATCTGGCCACCGGCCGGCGGTTGGAGACACGAGGGAGACAATGGAATTCACGATGACGAAGCCGTGTAAGGACTGTCCTTTTCTCGCTGAGATGAAGGACTTCTTTCCGATGAGGCGGCTTCGTCAGTTCGCGGACAACGGGACTTTCCCCTGTCACAAGACGGCAGAGGTTCGAGACGACGAGGACGGCGGGAGCGGCTACACGGCCACGGCTGAGAGTCTGGCGTGCGCCGGTGCTCTGATCTTCAACGAGAAGCGTAACCGACCGAATCAGATGATGCGAATTGCCGAACGGCTCGGCATGTACAACCGCAGGAAACTCGACATGACCGCGGAGGTTCGCTGACATGGCCGCCCTCGTCCCCATCGCCATCTGCTTCGCCATCGTCTTCAGGTGGCTGTCCGACCTGACGCCGGAGCAGCCGAAGCCGCCGGTGGATGACGACACGGACGACGACGCAGAACCTTGGGAGGACCCGGACGTGATCGAGGTCGAGCGGTTCGCCGCGTGCTACGGAGTGCAACCGGTGAGGGTGCGGGCATGACGTTCGGCAGCCTGTTCAGGAGTTACCTCAATGCCGCGGTGGCCTGAGAACTACAAGGCGAGAGTCAAGCAAACTTGCCCGCAGTGCGGGAAGCGGAAGGACTATTACGCTGAGCTTTGCCGCAAATGCACGACTCCTGGCAAGCATCTGTCGGGTCGCACTGGTGCAAACCACCCGGCTTGGCGCGGCGGACGGCGAATAGACAGGGACGGCTACGTAAAGCTCTATCTCCCTGCCCACCCGTGGCCGAGACGAGCTGGATACGTGTTTGAACACGTTGCCGTTATGGAATTGAGCATTGGCCGGAGGCTGTCTAGCACTGAAGTTGTTCATCACAAGAATCACGACAAGAAAGACAACCGTCTTGAAAACCTTCAATTGATGTCTGCGGGTGAGCATTCGTCGCACCATCGAAAACTGAATGGCGCCCGGGAGCGGAATTCATCTGGAAGATTTCGGAAGAAGGAGGTGCCAAATGCCAGTTAAGTCTCTGACCTTCGGCAGTTTGTTTTGCTGGTATCGGCGGCTTTGACCTCGGCTTTGAGCGGGCCGGTATGCGATGCGTGTGGCAAGTGGAGATTGATCCGTATTGCCGGAAGGTGCTGACGAAACACTGGCCAGACGTGCCGAAGTGGGACGACGTACGAACTTTTACTGGGGAAGACTTTGAGCGACCGGACGTTATCTGCGGCGGGTTCCCGTGCCAGGACATCAGCTCGGCCGGGAAAAAGGTCGGCATCGGTGGCGAGCAATCCGGGCTCTGGCGTCAGTTCTCGAGGATCGTTCGCTTGGTACGACCCCGCCTCATCGTCGTGGAGAACGTGGCAGCGTTGCTTAATGGAGACTTGGGACAGGTTCTCGGGGACTTATCCAAATGCGGGTACGATGCGGAATGGGAAACTCTACCGGCTGGACTCTTTGGCGCGCCTCATCTCCGCGCCCGCACGTTCGTGGTTGGCTACTCCGACATCAACAGCAAATCAGACTGCCCCGTCAATGATGAAACATCCTGGATGCCGGCGCTGGTTGCCAACGCCGAACACGCATGGCGGGAACAACGCGGGAACCTGGCGAGAGCTTGGGGGGAGCAAGAATCCCTACCGTGGAACGCCGATGGCGAATGTGTCGATCCGTCCCTGGCAATACGAGTGGATGATGGGCTTCCCAATCGGATGGACAGACTTAGCGGACTCGGCAACGCCGTCGTCCCCCAAGTCGCCGAGTTCATAGGACGCCGCCTGATGGAGCACGAATGACTATTCGCCAGCAGATCCTTGACCTGTCCGCCAAGGGCTACACCCGTCGGGAAATTATCTCGGCACTGGCCGCAATCGGTCACAACCCGGAGAGCGTGCGGACGACCGCGTTTTACCTGGGCATCGTGGACAACGAACCGCCATTGCCGCCGGAACGTGATCCGGAATCCGAGGCCCATCAGGAACTCGGGATACGCCGGGTGGACCTGTACGAGCTGGCGTTGGGCAAGACGCTCGACGAGGTGTTGAAGGAGTCAAAGGAACCGGGCGGCTGGGTTCGCAAGGAACTCCGTTCGATGCGGACCGTGATGAAGGCGGACAAAGAGGGTCGATACCGGCGGGTTGAAGACAAGGACTTGAACGGCAAGCCGACGCGACAGGCGATGAAGAAAGCGCACCGGAGCCGGGCGGAGCGGCAGGGTAATCCAGTGGGAGCCTGACCGTGGTCGCGTGGTACTGGATACCGGTGACGTTCGTCCTGACCTCGTGGGTCGCCGTCGCCGTGTTCTACCTCGCTTGGGCCATTGGGATGCGGGCGACAAACTGCTCTCTCTGCCACCGCCCCCTCGACGCCCGGGACGCGGACCCGCGGTGCGAGACGCAATCGAATCTGATTCTTGTTCCCTAACCGCCCTTGGCCAACCGGCCGGGCAAGATTGGAGACTGTGACATGAGATTTACATTCAAGAAGGCCGAACGATCACAACAGAAACTTCGGGCCGCGATCGACGGCCCGAGCGGGTCGGGGAAGACATTCTCCGCACTCCGTCTCGGGTTCTCGCTGATCGACGCCGGGCTCGCCACGAAGCTCGCGGTGATCGACACCGAGAACGGGTCGGCCTCGCTCTACGCCGGGGAATCGCCCGACGGTCAACCGTGGCAGTTCGACGCCCTGAAGCTCGACCAGTTCAACCCCGACCAGTACGTCGCCGCGATCCAGTCCGCCGAACAGTCGGGGTACGACGTGATCGTGATCGACTCGATCTCCCACGCCTGGCAGGGCAAGGGCGGGGTGCTGGATATCGTCGACGCCAAGGGCGGTAAGTTCACGGCCTGGAAGGACGCGACGCCCATCCACCGGAAGCTGATAGACGGGATGATCCAGTCGAAGGCACACATCATCGCCACAATGCGGTCCAAGACGGACTACGTCATGGAGACGGTCGTCAACAGTTCGGGGAAAGAAGTACAAGCGCCGAAGAAGATCGGCACGGCCCCGATCCAACGGGAAGGGATGGAGTACGAATTCGACGTGTACGGGTCGGTCGACATTTCCCACCAGATCAAGATTTCGAAGTCCCGGTGTTCGGCGATGCAGGACGCCACGGGGATGAAGCCCGGACCGGCGTTCTGGCGGCCGATGTTCGACTGGTTAAAGTCAGCGACGCCTGCGACGGAGACGCCAAGGGCGATGGACGAGCCTGGCGTGAAGGGGACGCCGGCCGCAGACCCACCTCCCGCTACCCAGACGAACGGCAAGCCGAGCCGCCTCAGCCTTTCGAACATGATCGCCGAAGCGCTCAACCTTGAGCAACTTCAGATTTGTGCAGATGCCCTCAACAAAGCGGTGGCCGACAAACACATTTCCTCCGACGACGTCGCCTTCCTCGGCGGCAGGTTCAAGACGCGAAAGGAGCAAATCCTGCCGGCGACGGATCCGGCATTCACCGGGTCCGTCCCGGCAGGCTCGAAAAGTTAGTTACGCAGACTGGTACAAGGCGGGCCTGGACGTTCTGGGCTACCCGCCGACCTGGATCACTCACGCCTACGAACGCGAACGAGTGAAGACCTTTCTCCAAACCCGAGAGGTAGGACAGAAGTCATGAGTACGACCCTTGAAGAACTCGATACCCGGGCCGACGACGTGCCGGCCGGATCGGGCTACGCGGCGAAGGAACTGAAGAACCTCCCCGACGGGGACTATCAGTTCGAAGTGACCGGAGCGTCGCTGGCCCCGACCAAGAACGGCCAGCAACTGTTCAAGATGGAACTCGAAGTCATCGACGGGAACTCAGCCGGGACGGTGGTCGACGTCCCGCACTTCCTGACGAACGACAAGGGGCCGAACGACGTCGCGATCGGCATCCTGCGGAAGGATTTGAAAACGCTCGGGTTCGACGAGGAAAACTGGAAGAAGGAAGCCGGCCGCCCGTTCTCCAAGGAACTCGTCAAGGCGTCGGCGACACTCTGCGGGATGCGGTTCAAGGGCAAGAAGGTCACGAACAAGGGCGGCTACGCCAACCTGTATGTGAACGAGCGGATCGCGACCGACGGCAAGCCCGCCAAGATCGGTGCCGCGGAACTGAACGCCTCGGCGGACACCCAGGCCCCCTTCAAGGTGTAACGGTGGAACGGACGCTCCCGACGATCCTGATTGACACGCGCGAGCAGCGGCCGTGGAAGTTCTCGCCGGAGAAGTTCCAAACCGCCACCGCGACCATCTGGGCCGGCGATTACACGATCGCCGGCCTGGAGGATCGAATCCGGATCGAACGGAAGTCTCTAGGGGATTTAGTCAACACCGTGGTTCACGACTGGATCCGGTTCCGCAAGGAACTGAATCGTCTCGCCGGCTTCGATCTGGCCGTGATTGTGGTCGAGGCCGACGTGACCGACCTTTGGCTGAAACGGTACGAGTCGGACGCCGACCCGAATTCTGTATGGGGCCGATGCAATTCGTGCCTGATCGATCACGGTATCCCGGTCCTCTGGTGGGGCGAACGGTCGCTCTGCGAAAAAGGGGCGGAACGGTTTCTGAGTTTGGCCGTGAAGAAGTACAGCCTTCCCGGAGTCGCGGCATGACCACCACACTCGACGCACTCGACGACGCGGCCGATCGGCTGCTCTCGCCGGCGGCGCTCCCCCGTGCGTCGGATATGCCGCAAGACTACCTGCCAAACGGCACGTACACGCTGGTATTCCCGTCGGGCGAACATCGGACGTTCCGGGTCCGCACCGAACGCAAGAACGCATTCCGGGGCCGCCGGACGATCGGACTGCTGATCGGACCGGATAACACCGACGAGTACGAATCGTTCGCCTTCGTGAACGACGACGGGATCGGGGTATGGCAGCGGTTCCGGTCGGGACCGTTCAGTCCGAGCAAACAACAGCAGTACGCCGCGATCCTTTGGGACTTGACCCACGGCGAAGAACTCGACGGCTATGAACTGCGGGTCGCTAAGCGCTGTATGAGGTGCAACAGGTTACTCACCACGCCGGAGTCGATCGAGATCGGCTTCGGGCCCGAATGCGCCACTCGATAGAGGATGACAATGCCCGCCACCGCGAAGCCTACTACCGAGATCACCGGCCGCGTCGAGTTCCTCGCCTACCAGTCGCCCCGGTTCTCCGCCGGGACGATCATGACGGGTAAGTCTCGCGTCAAGTTCAGCGTCCGTGGGTACGTCCGCCAGGGCGATCACATCCAGCTCACCGGCGAGTGGCAGATCCACGAAAAGTACGGGAAGCAGTTCGCCGCAGATACGGCCATCGCAATCGTGCCAGCCGACCCGGACGGCCTGAAGATTTGGCTGACCTGGACCGTATCCGGCGTCGGGGCGGTCAAGGCCGGCAGGCTGGTCGACGAGTTCGGTATGGAACTCCCGGATCGGTGCCGATCGGAACCGGAGATCGTCGCGGCCGAGGCCGGGCTGCCACTGACGACCGTCGAACTGATCGCGAAACTCTGGCAGGAAGACGCGGAGAAGATTTCGGCCGTGACCGAACTCGCGGCACTCGGACTGACCCGCCACCAGGTTGAAATCCTCATGCATCGGTTCAAGGGGACTGCGGGGGCGTTACTCAAGGACGACCCGTACATGCTGCTCGGCGAAGTGGACGGACTGGGCTGGGCGAAGATCGACGAGATCGCGAAGAAGGTCGGGCTGGCCCACTACGACCCAAGGCGGATCCGGGCTGCCGTGGAGTGGACAGTCAAGGAATCGCAACAGGACGGACATACCTGCCGGGACGCCGGGGAGACGCACAACGAGGTGTTAGGAAAGCTCGGAATCCGGGACGATGCCGGGACGTGTACCGAGGCGGATATCGAGAAGGCGTCGGGCGAGGCGGAAGAGAAGAAGCGGCTGAAGATCATCACCGGGCCTGACGCCGCGTGCGGCTGGAAATACTACGCCACGCCGCCGGCGTACCGGAACGAAGAATTCCTCTGGAACTTCTTCAAGGCAGGCCGTCAGCCGAACCCGTTCATCCCGCCGGGGAACGCCGAACGTACGGCGAAAATGTACCGCCTCATGTCTGGTCCCAAGGGTAAGAACATTACCCTCGACGACGGCCAACTTGCCGCTGTCGAGACGTGCCTCCGCCATAAAGTCGCGGTCGTTACCGGCGGCGCCGGGGCCGGGAAAACCCTAGTCGCCCGCGCCATCGCGAAGTCCTTCTCGGACATCGATATCGACGTGACCTACGCCGCCCCGACTGGCAAAGCGGCCCGCCGCCTGGAAGAACTCACCGGCGGCAAGGCTAGCACGATTCACCGTCTACTCGGGCTGGGAATCGAATCGTCCTGGGAGACCGACAGCGTACTACCCGAAGGGCTGGTCATCGTCGACGAGGTCTCGATGGTCGACTCCTCGCTGGCGTACAAGCTCTGCAAGGCCGCCGGGCCGCGAACGTGTCTTGTCCTGATCGGCGACGATAATCAACTTTCACCGGTAGGCGCAGGGGCCGTGCTCCGTGACATCCTCGTCCACAACCTCGCGCCCGTCGCCCGACTGGTCGGGTGTCACCGCCAGGCGGGGACGCTGAAGACGAACTGCACGAAGATCCTCGAAGGCAAGGTCCAGCCGTCCGCCGTGGAAGACGAGCCGTCGCCGTGGCTGGTACACCGGCAACTCGACTCGCCCGAACTGATCCAGAAGGCCGTGCGGCGACTGTTCGAAGAATATCTGCCCGCGTGGAAGTTCGACCCGGTGACCGACACGCAATTCCTCACGGCCAAACATAAAGGGCCGTTCGGCACGATCTACCTAAACAAGGTGATCCAGCAGATGAGGAACCCGCATATGCCCGACCCTGATCCCGCCGACGACCGACGCGGCAAACCTCTGGTCGGCGACAAGGTCATTCAGACGAAGAATAACTACAAGCTGAACGTCATGAACGGCCACCAGGGGATCGTGGTCGCCACGGACCCGGTCCTGATCGTCGAATTCGAGGACGGACAGAATGCGGTCTACACACCCGAGGACCGCGGCGAAGTCGAACTCGGCTACGTCATCTCGGTCCACAAGTCACAAGGCTCGGAATGGCCCTGCATGGTCTACGTCTGCCCGCAGGCCCACGCATTCATGCAACACCGAAACCTGTTCTACACCGCCGTGACGCGGGCCAGGCGGACGGCGGTGGTCATCGGGGACGACAAGGGGATCCGAAACGCCGCGACGCGGATTGAAACGGACCGCCGGCAGACGATACTCGGAGTCTTTGCCACGCGAGAGGGGGCAGCGAAATAGATGTCATCACACGGAATGGATGCCCTCGACCGCCTGTTGCCTAAGCTACAGGCCGTCCGGCCGGAAGGATCATCGGGACGCGAATGGCTGGCACTCTGCCCGGCCCACAACGATCATTCGCCGTCGCTCCTCGTCACGCTGAAAGAGGACGACAAGATCCTGATCGTCTGCCGGTCGCAGAAGTGCCCGACAAAGGACGTGCTCCGGGCCGTCGGGTTGACGTTCAAGGACATCCTGCCGCCGCGTGAAGGTGCACCGGAAGGACGGATCGACCGGGTTTACGACTACCGCGACCTCGAAGGGAAACTGATCTACCAGGTGGTCCGGCTACACTCGCCGAAGGACTTCAAACAACGGGCGGCGGATGGGACGTGGAAGGTAAAAGGGCTGCCGAAGGTTCCCTATCGCTACCCGGAACTCGTCGCGGCGCCGCCGGGCGAAGTGATCTTCTATCCGGAAGGCGAAAAAGACGTCGACAACCTCGTCAAACTCGGGGTGGTCGCCACGACGAACCCGGGCGGCAGCAGCAAATTGAAGTTCATCAAAAAGGAGGTGTTGAAAAAAGCGTTCGGCGGACGGCCGGTCATAGTGCTCCAGGACAACGACGAGGCCGGAAAACTCCACGTTATTGACGTGTCGGTGAGACTCCGGGGGGTCGCGGCGTCTGTGAAAACGCTGCTGCTCCCAGGTCTGGCGGAAAAAGGAGACGTGTCCGACTGGATCGCGGCCGGCGGCACGCGGGAGCAGTTGCTCAAGCTGGCCGAGTCGCACGCCGAGGCGAAGCCGGAGACTTCCATCCAGTTCCAGGCCGGCGGCCGACCACTGACCGATCAAGGCAACGCCGAACGACTCGTCGACCTATACGGAAAAGATCTTCGATACCCGCCGACGATCGGCAAGTGGTACGCCTGGGAAGGTAGGCGATTTATGGACGACGAACTCAACAAAGTACAACCGCTCACCGTCGAAACGGTCCGGAGCATTCGGGGAGAAGCAGTGAAAATTGAAGACCGCACACTCAGCAAGGCCGTTTACGAACACGCCATCCGCAGCGAGTCGGCCCGGTCGATCGCCGCAATTATCAAGCTCGCGTCGGCACACCCTTCAATCGTCGTCGGCGTCAATGACATGGACTCGCACCACGAACTTTTGAACTGCATGAATGGGACCGTCAACCTTCACAGCGGCGTAATCAAGCCTCACGATCGCAAAGATTTAATTACAAAACTCTGCCCGACCCCTCACGATCCGAACGCAACTTGCCCGCTATGGGATAACACGCTGAATCTGATTTTTCCGGCCGACCCCTCGGACCCCGCCAGGGGTGGTAACCGGCCCCTGATCGATTATGTACAGAGACTCATCGGCCTGTCCGCGACCGGCTATACGCGGGCCGTCCTACCGATCTTCCACGGCAACGGATCGAACGGAAAAAGCACAATCCTCAATACCGTGATGGACGTGCTCGGGTCGGACTACGCCATGCAGGCACCGAACAATTTTCTCATGTCCAAAAGTCACGAAAGCCACCCGACGGAACTGGCCGACCTTTACGGAAAACGAATGGTCGTCGTGGCCGAAACCGAAAAGGGAAAGAAACTCGACGCCGCCTTGGTCAAATCACTCACCGGCGGGGAACCGATCCGGGCCCGCCGGATGAGGATGGACTTCTTCCAGTTCAAAGCCACACACACCTTAATTCTTTGCACGAACCACCGGCCGAGAATTCCCGACACCGACGACGGAATCTGGCGGCGGGTTTCCCTTGTACCGTTCGAGGTCAAATTCTGGGATCCCGACGCCGGAAAGGTCGGTCCGGAACACCTGCGACAGAATAAGGCACTCCCCGATCAATTACAGACCGAGGCCCCTGGCATCCTCGCCTGGATCATCCGCGGGGCTGTCGCGTTCCTCAAACACGGATTGGGTGCGCCGCCGGAGGTTCAGACCCAGACCGAGGACTACCGGAGCGGCGAGAACGTAGTCGGCCGATTCTTCGAGGAACGGGTGGCCAACGGTCAAACGTGGGAGCGAGTGGCATTAAAGGAACTGTACAAGGCGTACGTCGGATGGTGCGACGAGAACGGCGAGCGGTACGGATCCAACCGAGCATTCGCCGGCGAGGTCAGAAACCTAGGCCACGAAGTCAAACGCGGTGCCAGCGACGGCGGCATGGTCGCGATCGGGATCCGGCTGATAAAGGGCGACGCCAAGACCATCGACGACGTAGTTCCGGAGTGAGAGGTAACTGAATAACTGAATGAAACTGAACGGCTGACCCCATATAAGCCTTACTTGTTTTTTATACGGGGGGAATGGTTTTTACGATCAGTTTCATTCAGTTCATTCAGTAACAAGGTGATTGATTTGGACGCAACTACTTACGACTTATGGGTTTCAAGGAGGGTGATACTGTTGTGGGTTCCCTGTTCTTCATTCTGGGCCAATCCGAGCCTGCACTCTGTTTCTGCCGCTCAGCGGGGATATCATGGTGCCTCTGGCGGGGATCCATTCGTCGACCA